ATGACTCAGCCCAACCCGTACATCACCAACCCGCTGCCCGGCCGGCCCCGCATGTTCAACAGCAAGATCGCGCAAGTGATCTGGACCGCCGTCCCCGTGGCCACGCTCGGCCTCGCCGCAGCCGTCCCCTTCGTCGTCGCCGCCGTCAAAGGCGTCATCAAACCCTGGCTCGCAGCTACCTACATCATCGGCGAAATCAGCATCTTCGCCATCGCCCTGGCCATCAGCCCAGGCAGCGAAAACGAACCCGCCGCCGGCTTACTGCTCGTACTCCTCATGATCACAGCAGCCACCCACACCGCACTCCTCGACACCCACAAAACCCCCAGCGCCAAATAGGTCGACCAGCCGCAACGCCCTCACCCTCCGACGGCGTGAGGGCATTTCGCGTGCGCCCGAGCCATTTGACGGACAGCGGGCCTTCCGCAAGACCAGCAGCCCAGCCATCAGCCCTGTACACCAACGCGGTACCTGACAACCCCCGCGCCACCCACCACCCCATCCGCAGCCCCAACCACCAGCACAAACGGCCAACGAACCCCTGACCACCCAAACCGCAACCGGGAAACCTGCACCAGATGGGGGTAACCAACGAACCAGACGACGGCACCACCGCCACACCGTCAACCCACTGCCCCGACTGCGAACTCCTCCAAGACCGATACGAAACCGCCCATAACCGCTACGTCCTCCTCGAACGCGGACGCGAGCTACTGGCCCACACCGTGCCCGCCAGCCAACGCTGGATCGTCCAAGCGGACAGCCGGGCCGTCAGCACCGGGAACGCCGAACTGCCCCAAGGAGCCACCTGCCGGATTCCGCACCGGATCGTCTGCCCCTGCAACGAACCGCCCACGAGCAACCCCACCCTCAAAGCTCTCTGGGATTTCAACTCCGGACTCACCGCCCACTTCAGCCCGCCAGAAGCCCAAGCCGGGTAGACCTACGGTCGGGCGGCGAAGATCCCACCGCCCGACCGCACAGATCACTCCACGCCGAACCCCGCCCGCGCCGCCACCAGCCGCGCCAGCACCTCATCCAGCCGATCGCAATGCGCCCGCACCTGGGCAATGATCTCCGCGAACCCCTCCGGGGACAGACACTCCACCATGTCGTCCGGCGCCGGCTCGAAATCCACATGCGGCACACACCGCGCCGGATCCTCCGAATACGGGTCCACCGCGATCCGCGCCGCCAAAATCGGCAACGCCAACGTTCCCTCCGCCGCATCGAACACCGGCACCTTCACCGACACGTCCGCCGAGCAATGGGCAAGGTCATCAAGCGCGCCGTCCTGGTCATTCCAATGCGTCATGCCACACCACTCCGGGCACGACTCCACGATCCGACCACCACCCGCGATCTTCCGCACCCACGTGCGCGAGGATGCGGCCGAGCCGCTCGGCTGTGCCGGGACAGCCGCAGGAAGGTCGGAGAACGAGCTGTTCGCTAAGCTCATGGTGGAGCTCCATCTCAATGGGTTGAGTTTCCTCGATCAGCGAGCGCGAACTCGCTCGGTCCAGCAGCGGCCGGACGCGTCCAACGTCCGGCCGCTGCACTGCTTTTACGTCATCGACGTGATCGGCAATCGAAAAGTAGCAGCCGTGCTCGATTCAGCCGTCGCCGAGCACCCAGAAAGCACACTCCCGCCGAAAGGAGCAAACAACCACCAAACAACCACCAAACAACTTAGTAGTTACCCCCTGGCCTGCAACGCGAAGTGCAGCGCCTAGCGCACGACCTGCCAACTTGTACGTCCGAGATAACTGGCAGATGCCTGGCAAGTTGCAAAGCTCCCACCTAGGAGTCCCGAATCCTCCGCAATGCCCCAAACCGAGATGGCTGACATACGCCCCTCACTCGCGAACGTGCTCGACTCTCACGTACCCAAGCCTCGCGGAGCGCCCGCCGCCAGCAACAGTGACAACCACGGGTGACATGCAGCTTGTCACCCAGCCCGTCACCGCACACCGAACCGTCCATCCCAGCGCACCCCAAACCAGATCCCGAGCCTTAACAACCTGATTGTTAAGCCTGCGCAGCACTCGATGACACGTCCAGGGCCCAAGGCATCACAGTCCTACTGTGATGCCACCTCACCCCATATGCCGCAGCCACTGGCCGCCCGGCCGCTGATGGACTCAGACGGGTCAGCCCCGGCCGTACTGGGCGATCGCCGCCTCCAACTCGACCCGCACCCGCCTCATGCAGTCGAGGTGTGCCTCCATCTGCCCGATCACCCCGCCGAGCTCCTCCGAGGTCAGGGCGCCCATGTCCTCACCCTCCCACGGCCACACCGACGCGAACGGCACGCTCCGCCGCGGGTCCTCGGAGTACGGGTCCACCTGGATCCGCACCGCCAGAATCGGCATCGCCACCGTCTGCTGCCCGTCGACGCCCGCAGACCAATCCGGCATCACCAAACGCGCGGACACTTCCGGCGACTGGTGCGCCAGGTCATCCAGCAGGCCACCCTGATCATTCTGATGCGGCGCCGTGCACCACGACGGACACGACTCCGTGACCTGCCCACCCCCATGGATCTTCCGCACCCACGTGCGAGGACCGGACCCGGGTGACGAGACTGGCGGGGCCGCGGCCGGAGCGGGAACGACCGGCTGGGACGGGATGGTGGCGTCGGCCACAGAGGGAGGCGTCGAAGCAGCCTCGGGCACTACAGTGGACACGGTGAATCCCTTCTTTGACGAGACGGATCACTGATCAGCGGGCTGGTCCCCGCTGGTTTTCACGGCCGGACGGCGACAACCGTCCGGCCGTTTGCTGTGTACAGGCTCAGTTGCATAGCCGAGAGATCAAGGTGGTCAGATCTTCCGGTGATAGTCGCTGGCGAAGGATGTCAGCCGCTTTCTCGGGTCGGCCGACCGGCACGTAGAGCAAGCGATCTTCCGGGGCGTTGACGACGTAACGCCCTGAGCCGTTCCGATTGTCGATGACTCCTCGCTGCTCCAAGATCATGAGAGCGCGTCGCAGAGTGGCGGGACTAACCATGAAGCCGCTCTCCATCGAGGAGTGCCGGGGGAGGGTCTCACCAGGCATCCACGCTCCATCATCGATCTTCCTCCGGAGGAAATCGGCGAGGGTCCCGTAATCGGCGTGCCCTCGAGGGAAGAGTCGCTTCTTCTCGCGGAGCTCGGCCCAGAACTCTGCAGAGATCTCTCCCTGCATGTTGTGAGCCCGGTTATAACGAGGGTGATTCCTCCGAATCGCGTCGATCTCTGCCTTCTCCGCTTCCTCGCGGGTGGCGAACCATTCAACCGCCTCCCGGGCCACTAGGCGCCACCAGTGCTTGGAGTGCCGATGCGCGGCTAAACGCTTCGTCGTGTCGTTCGTGATCCCGACGTACAGCAGGCGGTCGTCGGCGTCGTAGAGGTGGTAGAGCGCGGTCTGAGCTGGTTCATTCGGGCCTTTCAAGGAAGAGCTCTCCTATTCACCTAGCCGAGGGCGTCGATTGCGTCCTTCAGGTCTGCTGAGACTGATGAGTTCTGATATCGAGGAGCGGACAGTATGGAACCGACCCGATGTGCCCTCTTATTGATCCAGCTGATCTGGTCTTCGACGGGCAGGGCCAGTACTGGAGCCATCGCCTCGGTTGCGGCCTCGACCTCGCCCAGCTGGACTCGGGCGGTGGCCAGGTAGATGTGGCACAACCGCTCGTCGTCCAGCGACCTCTGCGCTGCGGGCATCCGTTCCCATGACGCGATAGCCGCCTCGGCCTCGGTCGCCGCGGTGCGCGCGTCTTCCCTGCCGTCCAACCAGATCAGGCTCGACGCGGCGTAGTACCTCTGCTTGGTCTCCGAGAATTCGAAGAGGCCAGCGAGTGAGTCCGGGCGTTGTACGCGCTCTCGAGCCCGTTCGGCTATATGCAGCGTCCTGTTCGTCGCTTTGCTGTCGCCGAGGTTCGCGAGGCATTGAACCTCTCCGCAGAGGAGCCGCGCTTCGCCCGTTCCGGGGACGTCTCCGGCGTACTGGAGGCCGTCGCGGACGTAGTCGAGGGCAATTCCGTAGTCACCGCTGAACCGGCTGATCAGGGACTGGGTGCCGCGCACCCACATCAGCAGCTCCATGTCGCCGGCGTATTGGGCACACCGCCCGGCGGCACGTGCGTGCTCTAACGCCGCGTCGGGGTCGCCGAGATCCAGGGCAGAGTAGGCGAGGATCCCGGACAGACGCCCGGCGGCAACGTACAGGTCGGAGCGCTCGTGCGGCCCGTGCCGATAGTCCCGTAGCCGGGAGAGCACGTCGCCGCGCAGCGCGTCGGCCCGGTGCAACATTGGCCGGGGAGCCGTGCCGAGATAGTCGATCGCGGTCTCCTCAACCCCGGCGTGGAGCTCGTCGAGCTCGAGGTCGGCCAGCTCGACGAGGTCGCGGGATGCAGCGAGAGAGGTTGCCAGGGTCCGGCGGGTCGCGGCCTGCTCTCGCCGTTCACGGTCCTCCCGCTCGAAGTCGGCCATCAGCTGCCCGTTTGCTCCGAGGGCAGCTTCGACGGCTTCCGCGAACTCTCGAGTCGGTGGGCGCCTGCCGCTTTCCACATGGTGAATGTGTGAGCGGTCAATGTGCACTCGTTGTGCCAACTCGGCGAGAGACAAGCCGGCAGCCCGGCGGTGTTCGCGTAGCTCCGATCCAAAGGCCATGTGCTCATCCTGTCGCCGCGCTCGGGATGGGAAGAGAGGATCTCTGTTGTCAGATCCGCCTGCCGCTGATTGACAACAGGCCGGGTCTGGAAGGGGACTTGGGGTGGTGATGCTCTTGGTTCATGGACCCCTATTCGGTCGGCTCAGATGATTGCTCAGCCTCAGATTTACGCTTCTGGTCCCGCAGGTTGGTGACACCTTCGGAGATCTGCCGGACGCGCGAGAAGCTCATCTCCAGCAGCTCGGCGATCTTGCGGAGTGACATGCCTTGCTCGCGAAGTTCCTTCACGGCCTGCTGCCGCATCTCGCGAACCTTGGCATGGGTGTCCGGCCACTCCACAAGCAGCTGGGTGAGGCGTCGCGCTCTATCGATGGCGTCACCGTTCTCACCCAGGGCATCGATCGAGTCCAGCACCCCCTGTACCTCCTCATCCTTCTTGGACACGCCCACTCCTCCCAATTCGGGGGGTGGGCTTCCCGTCCCTGGGTGTGTAGAGTACTCTGCACGCAGGGCGGTGGGAAGCCACACCGCTACAGCAACAGCGAAAGACCCCGGCCCGGCGCTGCGAACGCCATATGGACCGGGGCCAGACCACCCGAAGCCGCTAAGCCACACGGGAGATCTAATGTCTGATGCTAAGGGCTCGCCCCCTCGGGCGCCCAGCACCCCCACTCCGCTTCCTGAGAATCAGCTTCGCCGCGCGATCGCGGCCCCCGCGCTTGTTCTTCCGCCGTTGCCCGCTGAGTCGGCTGCTCGTCGCCGTGCGATGACCTCCCGGGGGTGGTGAGGGTGGCTGTGGTTCCTGTTCCTGTTTGGGCGCATGCGGAGCAGGAGCGTGCGGATGGTTTGGCTGCCCGTGTCGTGGTGATTTCTGCTGATCCGGGTCACCCGTCACGCGAGAGTTTGCCTTTGTATCGGGAGGCGGCTCGTCTGGCGTTCGAGTCGGCGGCCCGGTTCGCGGTTCAGCCGCTGGTTCGGGGGTGGTGAGGGTGTTCGAGTGGTCGGTGTGTCCGGCGGTGCAGCGTTTGCTGGTTGGTGTGGTGGAGCACCTGGATGGTCTGGCCGGTGTCGAGGGTGAGCCGGTGGTGCCGGATTGGCAGCCTCTTCTGTTGTCGATGTTCGCGCTGCGTGGGCGTGATCAGTTCAGGCTGAGGCGTTTGGCTGATGAGGCTGAGGAGCGTCTGAGGTCGGTGTCCGCTGAGGGGTGTGTCCGGGCTTTCGCGGATGCGTCGCTGGCTCGGGCGTTGGCGGATGCGGCGCAGGTGGCGGCTGTGGAGGATTTGGCCGCTGCGCGTCTGGCGGTAGGCGACTTCGATCCTGGGTGCACGATGCCGCAGTTCGCTGATCATGTTCGTGGCGTGCTCGCTGGCCGGGGGTGGTGAGGGTGGCTCCGTCGGATCGCCTCCTCGATGTCCTGAACGCGTGGTTGTCGACGACGTCGGTGCCGGGTGGTCCGGTGGCGGCTCGGTTGACGGTGGAGACCGCGTCGGGTGCGTCGCTGTTCGCGAAGATCTCCGAGGCGCAGGTTGCCCGGTTGGGGCATCTGCTGGCGACGGATGACGCGGTGCTCACCGCGCACGCCGCCGCGGTCGGGGGTGAGGTTCGTGGCTGAGCCTGAGCCGCAGCACGGTCGGGGTGAGGCGACGCAGCACTCCCGCCCAGAGCCGGCGCCCGACGAGGCGACCCGCCTGCCGATCCGTGTTCCTGCCGGCTCTCAGTAGCCGCACTTCCCGCCGCCGCGTTCTGCGCCGGCACCCCTCGCTCTGCCGTTGCTCCACCATCTGACAGGAGTACCGCCATGCCCGAGCCCACCACCCGCACGTTCCCGACGCCTTTGGACGAGATGCTCCGTCGGTCCCAGCTCGCCGACGCCCGCAACGCCCTGTGGCCGTCCGAGGCCGAGCTGGCCGACGCTGAGGCCGCCGTCCGTGCCCGGCTGATCGCCGACTTCCTTGCTGCGTCCGCCACCTTCGACCAGGTCGCCATCGGCGGTGCGCTGGCCGATGCCCGTACCTACGACCTGGCCAACCCCGACTCGCCGCCGGTCCTCGACGAGCTCGCGGCGATCCGTGACCACTCCGCTGTGGCCGCGTGATGGCCGGGCCGTGGATCAACGTGTCGCCGGCTGAGGGTGCGGCGATGGAGCTGATGCTCGCGCTCTCGCAGCTGATCCAAGTGTGTGAGCGGCAGCGGGAGGGCGACCACCCCGCGGCGGACACGGTCGAGCTGGTCATGACGCTGCCGTCTGGTGCCCGGGCCTGGTCGGCCGTGTCGGAAGTCACCGCCCAGCAGCTGACCGCGGCGTTCCGCGCCCGGCTGCAGCAGCTCCTCGACGAGCGCCGGGCCCGCCGGGCCCCGGTCGGCCGGTTCTTCCGAGCCGCACCCGCTGACATGTCGCAGCCGAACCTCAACTAGCCCGTGTAGCCGTCCGAGAGGAGAGGTCATCATGTTCGAGATCGACACCGCGGGGTTCTTCCGCGACCTTGAGGAGTTCCTCGCCGCGCAGACACCCGCCGCCCCGTTGTTGCCTATCGACCGCGCAGCCCGCGTCCTGCCCCAGGAGTGGCGCAGGACGGACGCATTCTGGCGCTTTGGCGGCGTCAACGTCACTAGTGCGGAGATCGCCAAGTTCCTGGCCGGAGTGCTTCACATTCTGGAGCGTGACGGCTGGCACCAGGGGTTCTACCAGGACTATCGGACTGGCGCTCGTTGTATCCGGGGTGCCCTCATTGACGCGGAGAAGGCGGGGTACGGCGATTTTGATGCCTCGTGCGTGGCGCAGCGGGTTCTTGATCTGCTCATGCGCTCCGCTCCCGGGGTTCGCTCCGAGGCGATCGAGGGCTGGAACGATGCGGCGGGGCGGACGTCCGCAGAGGTCCAGGCGCTAGTCAGGGACGGCATCGAGTTTGCCCGCCTGTACGGGCCTCCGCCGAACGCCACGGACCGGGTCGGTCGGTGAGCCCCGAGACGGGCGAGTTGGCCAGGAAGGCGGCCGAGTCGGCGGTGCTTCTGTGCCAGGCCGTGAACCGGTATGGGGCGGGCTCGCCGGAGGCTGCTGAGGCCGAGGCCGCGGCGCACCGGGTGTTCCGCAGGGCCTATGAGGCTGACGTGCCCATTGCGGACGTGGTGGCTGCTCTTTCTCGGTGCTGATCTGCCCGTTCACTGTGCTCCGCGTGCCTGGACGGGCGTGGGGCGCGGTGGCCGGACAGCCCGGCCGGATGGGAGTGCGGATGTTCACCGGAAACGCCGACGACCTCCGAGGCCAGGAGCAGCAGGCCCGGGAGATCGCCGAGCAGGTCGCGGGCCTGCTGACTCGGCTGGAGCAGCTCGGCCCGGTGTGGGCCCACAACGGGGTAATCGGGGTCTTCGGCTGCGAAATCCGAGGCGGAGGGAGCGGATGGTCCGTCCGCTGAGCGCAAACCAGACCGTCCCGACGAGTAATCGAGATCGAGAGGAATCGCAATGAAGCTTCCGTGGATGAGCCGCTCCGACCGGCGCCGGTGGAAGGCCGCCAGCACCCTCGCCGAGCTGGGCCAACTCATGGCCCTGTGGCTGGAAGGGGCGATCGGATCCCGGCCTGGCTACCAGCCGCGCTACGGCCCCGACGAGGAGACCGCCGAGCTGATCCCCACTTTGGTCGCGTGTAACCGGGCGGGGTTCGTGACGGACGTGTCGCAGCCCGGCCTGGAGGGCGACGCCTGGGATGGGTCGCCGTGGAACCAGCGGGCGGCGGTCCAAGGGTTCATCGGCGACGAGGACCTGCTGCACCGGGTGATGGACGCGGCGCAGAGCGCGGGCCTGCAGGTCATCGTGCACGGCCCCGGCTTCACCGACCTGGCCGGCCCGACGATCGTGACCACGTGGGACGGGGAGGACTACACCGCTTTCGGCGAGAAGATCCCGGCCCGCCACCTGCGCGTCATGTTCGGCGGCTGCAACCGTCGGGCGGTGCGGGCCGTGTCCGGTTCCTGGCAGGTCGCCATCATCGACCCGGTCTGGGGCCGTGACGACGTTCTCTGGCCCGCCCTCGACGCCGCCATCGGCCGGACCGCGGCCACGAAGAGCCCGGAGGTCGCGGCGTGACCACCACCACGAGGACCGGACCGGTCGCCGACCAGGCCGATATTGCCCGCGAGTTCAGTGACGTGAAGGAGGAGATCCGCAACGCCAACTTCCTCGGGGCCACCGTCCTCGGCGCCTCAATCACCAGCGCGGGCATCGCTGTACCGCTCCTCGCCGACCGGGTCCACGCCGTTGTCATCGACCAACCTGTCGTGGTCGTCGGGCTCGCCGGGGTCGGGGTGCTGGCCATCGTGGCCGCCCTGTGGCAGCTGCTCGACGTGGTGCTGCCTCGCCTGAACGATAAGGGCTCGGAGGGGCGGGCGAACTTCATCACCTACGCCCACACCGACCCCGCCTGCATCGCGCGTCTGATCGCCGCCAGCACCCGTGCCGACGAGATCCCCACCCTGTCCCGCATCGCGAAGGCCAAGTACCGGTCGCTCGGCCGGGCCGGCCGCCTCCTCAAGGCTGCGATCGTCCTGCTCGCCGCCGCCACGGCCCTCGCCATCACCTTCTGACCTCATAGGAGTTCGCCATGTCCCAGCCCACCGTTTGGACCGAAACCCCTGCCGCCTGGCCCGAAGGGGTCATCGCCCGGTACCTGACCCGCGCCGGCGAAGCCCTCCGCGACCCCTCGATCACCGTCGACATCTCCGGCGGTGGCGAGTACCGCGAAAACAACACGTACCGGTGCCGGGGGTGCGGCTCGGAGAGCCTGAGTGGGAAAAGTGGGACCAGTCTGCTCTACGCCGTGGGGCAAGCGCACGCGCATGCCGAGGCGTGCCGTGCCCTGCCCCGCCCCGAAGGGGTGTGACCGCAATGGCTGACGTGGAGGTCACGTCCTTCGGGTTCGGGCACGGACCCCAGCCGACTGCGCACGTCGTTCTTGACCTGCGGCAGCACTTTCGTGATCCGCATGTGGATCCGGCCCTTCGAACGTTGACTGTGGCGAATCGGGCGGTGCGTCGGGCGGTGCTCCGCACGTCAGGTATCCGTCCGCTGCTCCGGGCGACGGTGGCGCAAGTGGCGGCGTTCCGGGAAGGCCCGTCCGGTGAGGCCGTGACAGTCGCAGTGGGCTGTGTCGGAGGTCGTCATCGCAGTGCGACGGTCGCTCACTGCCTCGCTCGTCGCCTGCGCCGTCGAGGACTCGCCGTCGACCTCCGGCATCGCGACGCCGACCGGCCGGTCATTCAGCGCAAGGAGGGCTGACCCGTGCGTCTGCTGTACGCCGCCGCGATCATCCTGCAACCGCTCATCGTGCTCTACGCGATCTTTGTCCGCTGACCTGGCCCGTTCGGAGAGGAACCGTGAACCAGCCCGTGCACCTGCCCGAGCCCCGACCGATCGAGTGGCCGCCGCCGTCCCCCGTCGAGGTTCTCCGCCGTGCCCGGACCGCGGCAGACGAGATCCTCGCCGCGGCCGAAGCCGAGGCAGCGAAACTCCGCACCGAGTCGGCCTCCCTGCGGGCCGAAGTTGAGACGGCGGCGAGCGAAGCCGAACGGCGCCGCCAGCAGGCCGTCGACGAGCGCGGGCGGGTCACCGCGCTCCTCGACGAGGAGGTCGCGGCCGGCCGTCAGGCAGTGCGGCTGAGCCAGGAGCGTGCCGCACTGCTCACCGAAGAGGCCGACGAGCTGCTGGCCCGAGCCCGCCAGGAAGCTGATCGGCTCATCTCTGAGGCACAGGAGACCGCACGGGCGGCTGAAGCCGAGAAGGCGAAGCTCACCGCGGCCCGGGAGGAGGTGCAGGAGAGGGCGGCCGGGATTACTGCCGAGGCTGTCGCCCGTGGCAAGGCCGAAGCCGACCAGTACCTGGCCGCCGCCCGGAAGGAAGCGGCCCGCACTACTTACGAGGCGGAGACCGTTGCGAAGGGTCTCCTTCGCAGTGCTTCGGCTGAGGCCCAGGAGACCAAGGACGCTGCGCAGCGTTTCCGCGAGGAGCTTGGGGAGCGGGCAAGTACGAAGGCCAAGCGGGACAAGCAGATCGACGACTGGTCACCGCGGGTTGCCCTCACCGCGGTAGTCGGCCTGACCGCATCCGGGGAATTTCAGCTGGCCCAGCTTGCCGGGTGGCCGACGGGAATTGCTTGGATGCTGCCGCTCGGCATCGACGTGTACGTCGTCCAGGCGATGCGGCGGCACCGGGATGTGGCCCCTGCTCTCATTCTCATGGTCGCCGCGAACGCCATCTATCACCTCGCCGCTGTGGGGCTGTTCGGCGCCCATCTGAACTCTCACGGAGTGCCCGCACCGGAGTGGTGGCTCATCGTCGGCGTGGCCGCGATCGCACCGTTCGTCATGTGGCGGATCCACCGCATCACCGCCCCGGCGACGGAGCGGAAGCCGCGTGGGCGGCAACGCCGTGAGAGTGCCGCACCTGCCGGTGAGAGCACGGTTGAGGTGGCCCGTGAGAGGTCTCATGAGAGCGACGGCGAGAGCTCTGGTGAGAGCACTGATGAGAGTAGCCAGGCACTCTCACGGAGGCCCGCGCTGCCGCCGGGTGAGAGTGAGGGTGCTGCGCGCGCGAGCGCCGATGAGAGTGGCCGTGAGAGTGCCCCTGAGTCCTCTCATGAGAGTGGCGGGCGTGCTCGCAGTAGGGCGGCGAGCAAGGCTCGCGCGGGTCGTGAGCGCGCCCGTCGCGGAGGCCGTCAGAAGGTCTCACCGATAGGGGACATCGACCTTGAGGTGGCCAAGCTCGTCGCTCTCATGGAGGAGCGGGGAGATGCCGATGCGGTCACTCTCACTGACGCCGAGAAGATCACTGGCCGTTCGTCAGCCACTGCCGCCCGCAGGCTCTCTGCTGCCCGTAGTAAGTACCGCAAGCCCGCCTGAGACCGACCAACGACAACGACAGGAGACCGCCATGGCAACACCGGCAAGTGCCCCCGGAGGCAACGGGTTCCAGAAGCCGAAGGCTCCGCCTCGGCCGCCGAAGGCCCCCAAGGTCGGCGGGGGCTTCAACCCGACCCTGAACATCACCCCCAGCGTCCATGTCCAGCGGGGCGTGGGCAACGGATCGACCGTCGGCAGCACGGGCGCCGCTTCCGGCGGGAAGGGGGGTGTGCCGGGGGCGGACTTCATGTCCAACGAGGACATCCGGGCGTTCTGCGAGTACGTGCGTCGGGAAGCCCGGAACCGGGCCACCGAGCGGGCCATGGACGCCGACCACCTTGAGGCGGTGCTACGCGCCATCCCCGACCTGACCGGGGCCCTGGGTGGGTCCCGGGCTCGGGCCCGCCGGGTCACCCGGTGGGTGAAGAAGATCGCCGCCGCCGAGAAGAACATCCAGAAGTACGCGGCCAGCGTCTACGCCACCTTCGAGCGCGAGTACGACTCCGAACTCCGCAACGTCGGCAAGGGCCGCACCCACCCGCGGAGGGTCAACAACTTCGGCTGGCGCTGACACCCGCCTTGACCTGCACTGACACCTGAAGGGATCCCCATGAGGCACCAATGGACTGCCACCACCGTCAAGGAAGCCCTGGATTTGCTGGAGGCGGCGCAGCAGCAGATCGAGTCACAGATCCTGGCTCTTCACCCGGGAGCTGATTGGCTCCAACGGAATGCCGCCAAAGAGGGTACGCCCCTGCGGCTCGTCATCGACATGGACCTCACCCCGCTCGTGGAGAGCACTCGCGAACGCCACGTCGTCACCGGGCAGGTCAACAACCTCTGACACCCGCCCTGACCTGCACTGACACCCGCTGACACCCCCTCTGACACTGGAGCTGACACCGTGACTGACAGCCTCAAGGCCGACCTGCGGAAGGCCGCCACACATCCCCGCATGCGGCCCTGGCTGACAGTCGCCGCCGAACTCCCCGCCACCCTCGCCGCACACACCCTGTGGGGCGACTCCCCGGTCGCCGCGGTCGGCATGACCATCGCGGCCGGGGTCCTCACCGCCACCACCTGGTGGGCGGGCGAGGGCACCAAGGCGCCCCGCCGCCTGCACGCCACCCTGTCCACCGCTGCCGGCACCTCCTACCTGCTCATCGGCACCGTGACCAACCCCCTGGATCCGGCGTTGCTGTCCACCCTGGTCATCGGCGGGGCGGTCGCGGCCGGGGGCTGGAACGTTCGCCAGGCTCTGCGCGTCAACCCCGAGCCCGGCAAGGACGGACAGCAGGGCGCCGTCGAGACCGGTGTGCTGGTCAAGGCGCTGGGCAACGCGAAGGCAGCCCTTCGTGGCGCGCCGAAGGTGGAGCCGAACAAGGTCACCGCAGCCCTGCAACTGGCGGGCGGGGAGATCACGCAGGACGAGCTCGGCAACCGGATCAAGCACATCGCCGGCGAGCTGGGCACCTCCCCGACCAGCGTCCGCTTCGTCCCTGACCCTGACCGGGCCGACCGGGTCACCATGGTGATCGTTCCCGAGGACCAGCTGAAGAAGACCGTCGTGTGGCCGGGGCCGGGCAACCTGGGCGGGTCCATCACCGACTTCATCCCGATCGGCATCTACGAGGATGGCGAGGTCGCTGGCCTCTACTTCCCGGCCGATGAAGCAAGCAAGCGCAACGCAACCCACTACTTGGCGGCCGGCATGAACGGCTCCGGGAAGTCCGTCGGCATCACGGAAGCCGTGACCGAGGTTCTGACCAAGGTGGATGTCATCGTCTGGGCCGTCGACCCCTCCAAGGGCATGCAGACGTTCGCGCCCCTCCTGCCCTACCTGGACTGGGCGGAAATGACGCTGTCCGGCGGCGAAGCGATGATCGACGCGCTCACCCTGGTCATCACAGCACGGGCGGACGCTCTGGGCCGGGCAGGCTTCAAGAACTGGACCCGGGAGGCCTTCGCGCAGCTCGGCATGCCGTACATGATCGTGTGGATCGAGGAAGCCGCGAAGTTTTTCCGCGAGGGGACCGAGATGGAAGGCCTGGTCATGGAGGCCCGCTCCGCCGGGATCTCCGTCATCATCAGCCTCCAGCGGCCCAGCTCCACCAGTATGCCCACGGATGTTCGCGAACAGCTTGGTGGCGTCCTCTGCTTCGGCGTCAAGGGCTCCACCACAGCCGACATGGCCCTGCCCGACGACGTCCGCGATGCCGGAGCCCGCCCCGAGGCCTGGGAGAACCGACGCCCCGGCTACGCCTACCTCGTCGCCCCCGGCATCGACGAGGAGCGGTACGCGATGCCGCTGCGCACCTACTACATCGACGACGAGGAAATCGAAGCGGCCCTGGCTATCGCCCCGCGGCCGTCCGCCGACCCAGTCACCGCCCAAGCCGCCGGCGAGGCCTACGCCAACCGCACCCGCTACGACGCTGACACCACCCTGACCAGCACTGACACCCAACCCACTGCGCAGGAGACCATCGTCATGACCAAGGAAGAGACAGCCGAGGCGGAGAAAGCACTGCTGGCCCAGCAAGTCGACAGGGAGATCGAAGCAGCCCTCGGAGCAGACCCCGACGACGACGGATTCACCCCCGACGTCGACGCCGACCAGGAAATCCGCCCTGCCGAGCAGGTGTGGTCCTTCGGCCAGCCCACCGCCAGGCCGGCCGGAGAGAAGAGCACCGAGGAAGCCACCGAGGAACTGCTGCGAATGCTCGAGGAGTACCGCGAGCAGGACCTCGAGCTCGTCGGCCCGAAACACTTCCAGCCCTACGGCAAGGGGTCCCGCATCGGCCGCTCCCGGGCCTGGGTCTCGAAGAAGCTGGGTGAGCTCGTCGACGAGGGCATCCACCTCGCCGAGACCGACAAGGGCGGCGAGTACCGGCTTCTCTACCCGGAGATGGCAACCACCTGACGCCCGGCCTGACCTGCACTGACACCGGAACCGGGCAGGGCTGACACCCGCTGACATGTCAGAAGGGGTGTCAGCCCCGCCACAAGGCCCGATTCCTTAGGTCAATGCGCGTGCGCGCGCGAGCTGACACCCCCGCTGACACCCGGCCTGACACCCCTCCGACTGTCAATGGAGACAAACCATCATGAACCGGGAAGACGGCACACAGGCCAAGGTCCTCGCCGCCGCCCTCCGCAACTGGGCCACCATCGACGCCGACCCCTCACCGACCGTCGCGCGACTGGTCATTCGCCAGCCACCCGAGTGGGCCTACACCGCCACCGTCAACATCACCGGCCGTCAGTACAAACGTGTCCTCGCCTTCCTCCGCGACGACCTTGCCGACGAGCACCCCGGCCGCTCCACCCCCGAACGCGCCGCCGCCGTGATCGACGGCCTCATCACCGAACACCGCGTCGCTGGCCACGCCCACATCACCACGGCCGACCTCGTGGAAGCCGCTCCCCGCATCGGCCGCACACGCACCTGGATCGCCGCCCACATCGCCGAGCTGGTCGACACCGGCCAACTTCACGAAACCCGCCGGCCCCAGCGCTTCCGCCTCTGACGCGCACCGCCCGCCCCGAGAGGACCACCGACGTGAACCTGCCCGAGCCGCCGCCCGGCTGGCCGACCATCCAGCCCTACACCGCCACCGTCCAGCCCGTCGTCGGCGCGGTCGAGCTGCATGCCGAGCGGCCTGCAGTTGTGTACGTTCCGGGGCCGGGCGGGCAGATGGTCCCCGTCCTCCGCGAGCACCTTCCCGCCCAGGCGCCGCTCGCACCGCCGGCCCGGAACCTGGCACCGCGGCCGGTGATCGATCCGATCGCGCAGCGGCTCGTCGGTGCGGGCGCCCTGGGCGCCGGGGCCGGGTGGGGCGCCGCGCAGGTCGTCAGCGCCGTCGCCGGGGCCGGCACCGGGCTTCTGGTTCTGGCCCTGCTGATCCTGGCGGCGCGCCTCGGCGGTGGCCGCTCGGTCACGAACATCTCGCACAACACCGTGTACAGCACCACGAGCTGGTGGGGGCGGTCCAACATCAGCCAGTAGAGACGCCGCAGTCAGGCGCGTTCCGGGACTGGCTCCGACGCGCTGGCGCGTCACCGCCGGGCCGACCGCGGCCCGGACGCGGTGGTCGTGACGCGAGCCCTGTCCGCCCCGCGTCCACCCGCTGTCCGGGGTGCAAACCACTGTGATCGGCACACCGACACGAAGCCGTCCCCGTTGCGAGACCCTGACCGAGCCCCGTCAATCACCTGGAGGAGCAGATGAGCCGGAAGCAGTGCGAAGAGGACGGGAAGATCGAGAAGATCGTCGAGGCGGTACGGAAAGGCGAGATGACCATCGATGACGCCAAAGCCCGGACAACGGAGATCGCGGACAAGTAGTGAGGACGGCTGGCGGGTCACTGGAGAGCTGATGCGCCGCTATAACTATCCCGACGTCGACTGACCAGGCGCCCTGAAAGCCTGATGTGGCGAAAGTCCCGGCACGGTGCGGTTAAGGGCGTGAACGCCCCGTTCTCCGTCCTGGGCGCCGTGCAGGACTGCGGCAGCATCTGGCTCTCCCTCGACCGCAAAGAGCCCACCGGCGAGCCCATCAAGGTGGTCCGGCTGGAGGTGGCCGCGGGGTGCCGGGTACGGCCACACCGAGACCGGCTAGCGGGCCAGGACGCGCTACTGGCCGTCCGTAGGCGACGGCAGGTGGACCACGACCTACACCTGTCCGGACATGGATCCATGGTCTATCCGGTCAGATCCGGACGCATCTTCGGACGGGCGGCCGGGTGCGGTCTTCCGCACGGCAGTGGGAGCCCGGATGATCGATACGATCACCTCGCTCGGGCGACCGGAGTCGCCATGGGACAGGAGCTACCGTGCCGACTTTGTTGCGCAAGCAGACCCTTCATGTCCACGTCGACTTCTACGGATTCGGCCTCCAGGACACCGACGACAGCCTGGTGCCTGACCCTTACCCCGACGGGCGGGAAGATGCCGCATCGTTTCTCACAGCCCACGAGGGGCGCATCGACATCGAAAGCGCCGGCCACACCCATACAGCCGCACTGACCGCCGAGACCTGGGACGCCGAGCCACCCGAGGACCGCAGCATCGCCTGGGACGTGCGGCAAGACGCGGAGATCCTGTCGCCCTCCGGAGAGCTGGAGATCCGGACGGTCGCAGGCGCGCATGACGAGTACCTCGAACTGGGGACTCCCGGCGCCCTGTGGAAGCTGCGCGTGTACTGCGCAGGTCGAGAAGAAGTGGCTCGCCTGGCGCAGCAGGGAGTCCCGGAAGGCGTTGAGCGCTACCTGGCACAGTTCTGGCCAGCCGATGCGTAACGGGGAGGAGCTGCTGTGGCTCCTCCCCGTCGGCAGTCACTGGATTTCGACAATGAACCCGTCGTTGTCGCCGTCGATCATCCGGTTCTTTGTCAGGAAGCCCGCCAAAAGAGTGCCCCCCGCCCCGTTATCGGGCCTCGGTAGAGCCCTCGCTGAGAAGTTGTTTGCCGGTTTGGATTTTTCGTACCTTTTCTGGGCTGAACCCTCATAGGTGGTCGCGAAGGGGAACTCGTCGCATTCCCGCTTAACGTTGGGGTTCTGAGGATCCGTAGGGTAGTTATTGCCCCATACCTGCTTGCATACCTTGATGGCCTCGTCCCGGTTGGCCTCGCGCCGCGTGCGGTCGTGAAACAAGCGGTGCAAGGGATTCTTCACATCCCGCCCCGGGATACTCTTCTGCGGATTCTTGGGCACGGTAACGCCAGGATTGTTGTACGCGTCCCTAATGTGCTCGGCGACAGCCTTCTCCGGGGCGCCAGCCTTCGAGCTGTAGCGCAGCGTGCCAACGTTACTGAACACCGCGCCACCCTTCTTCGTGACGTACTTGGCGGTGTCCCACCGCGGCGCGAAGAAGAACAGCTTGCCGCCCTGGTCTCCCTTCATGCCCCAACCCGGCGGAGGCATGATCTTGACCGCGGGCTCGTACACAGCGAACACGAGGTCATCCCGTGTCGACCCCTGGCCGGAGGCGACCGTAATGGTATGTGCGAACGTGGCAGGCTTCTGGCGGGCCAGCGCTTCGAAACTCTGCGCTCCCGGCACATTGCCGCCCTGACTGGCCTTTGCGGACGCCGGCCACTTCTTGGGCATGGTCAAGATGGGGGAGATCATGAGCTTGTGGGTGGCCATCGCACCCGTGGCGGCAAAGTTCGCGAAGTAGACCTGGGTGTGCATCTCCCGACTACCCTTGGCGATCGTGCCGATCGCGAAGACGCGAAATTCGCTCTCCCCTATAGGCTTCTCGTTCCGTTTCCACGTCTGATGAAACGAAGCCCCCGAGCACACGGCGAAGCGGGATTTCACGAAAAACTTTTTGTTGGCGCCGAGAGCGTTCCTGCACTCATCGAGCGACATCGAGTGCGGCGGTTCCGGGTATTTCGCGGAGGCGGCAGCAAGCTCAGGATCCTCGGAAACGTCCTCCGCGGCTTCACCCTCCGTGGACGGGTCGCTGGTGGGTGCGTCTTCGGCGGTCGCGCCCGTACCGGCTTCGGACGGGTTCTCTGCACTGGGGTCGTAGGAAGCTGCGGGGCCGACCGTCTCGGCGACGGCCGTAGCATCACCTTCGGAGGAGGCCTGGGCCTGCGCCCGGAACTTGCGCACAGCGTCCTCCGACTGCAACTCCTCCAGGGAGAGGCCGGATGCCCCGGCCGGCAGCATGAAGGACTCGATGGTGAGTTCCTCAGCTGGCCCGTCGGTCGCCGAGGCAGGCGAAGCAAGCGGCAGGAGGACGGCGGTGGTCGCGACCAGCGCCAGTCCTCGTAAGCGTCGTTGGGAGCGTGCAGATATGCGCGGTCTCACGTGTTCCTCTCACAGGTTGCCGCGGCGCGCCTCTCGCGCGCCGGCGATCTCAGCAAACCTGCAAGGTGGAATCACCAAGCACCGAACTCGAACAAGTGACTGATTTTTGGTGCTTATTGGCCGATGTCGCTGCAATCCGGCCGCAGCGCCCAGAGGGCCCCGCCTCGGCTGCCCATGAGTAAGGGCGTTGAGACGGACATGATCCGCGCACGTCTTGACCATGACCACTCAATCGGCGGACCGTCAGTGCCCACACCCCACCGGTCGCCGCCGGGCCGGCACGGGCCGACTGTGAGCACCGCGCCCATTCGGTCGCAGAGTTCCTGGAGGGCTTCCCGGCCTTCGTCTGCGGTGTCGCCCTGAACCGTGTACCGCACCGTCATAGGACCGGTGTGGCGCAGGTCTGGCTAGCTGGATGCGGATTGGTGCAAGTCGCGCCGCACGCGGGATTGCCGGTACCTCGGTGCACACTGTGGGTAGCGCTATGCCCCACGGTCCCACCGCTGCCGAGGAGCCCATCGTGCACAACCCCACCTCAGATGCCGCCGACTACGCCTGGCCCACCTGCACAGCATGCGGCCGCGACCTCTGGCACACCGAACTCGGCAGGATGGCCTGCTTGCCCTGCGAAGAGAAGACCGCCACCCGGCTCCGGGAACTCCCCGCCCTGTTCGCCCAGCTCAACACCACGGCCGCCCTCATGCGCGGTGCCCGCCGCCCCGACACCGCCACCACCGGATCCCGGGTGCCACCGATCCCGCCCAGACTCGAGGTGCTATCCCTCGTCGCCGCAGGGGGAGTGGCTTCCCGACTCCGGGACATTGAGGATGCATGGCGTGCCGATCTCCATCGCACCGACCCGCGGTGGACGGTCGCGCCGTGGCGTGGCAGCTCCACCGAAGCTGTCCCCGCCCACGCCACATTCCTGATCAACAACACGCCCTGGGCCTGCGACTCCTACGAATCCATAGCCCAGGACATCGAGGAGATCCGCCAGCTCCACGCCGAATGCCAAGCGGCCCTGTCGGGTGACCGGAAACCCGGCCGCGTCAACGTCGGCCTCTGCCCGATCGTCCTCGACGACGGCCCGTGCGCTACCCAACTCACCGCGTCGGCGGCCAGCCACCGTATCCGCTGCGGAACCTGCGGCACCGAATGGGCCGACATGAACGCCTGGCGCGAACTCCGCCGAGCACAAGAAACCGCAGCCGCCAACGGAGCCGCAGCATGACCACTGGCCTGCTTGACAATTCAACGGACCGAAGTCATCATCTGTTGCGATAGCAGTCGTTTCGCGCAAAGGTCGCCCCCAGGGCGGCCTTTCGTCGTTTCGGAGGTGACCATGCCCTCCACCGCCCGCGCCCTCGCTACCGCAGCCGACGTCGCCTACTGGACCGGACGGCCCGTCGGCACCATCTGGCGCTGGGCATCCGAAGGCCGCATCACCGTCTATGGCCGGGGCAAGAACGCCCGATACAACGTCATGGACATCGATCCCGCCATCCGCGACGAGGACGGCAACATCGTTACCCCCACCCCTGCCCCGCCTGTCGTCGGCCGCCATCGCATCGCCGACGCCGCCTGAAGACTCCTCGCGGGCTGGTCGAGCACCGTGGCGGCAGCTCCCGCCCGCGAGGAATAACGGCCTGCCATGTGGGGGCAGGCCGGGACCGGCACCCTGACGCCCCCGTCGGTGCCCGCCCCACGGTCCGCCCGGCTGTCTCGTCACGACCGGGCGGACCAACCTTCATCACCCGATAGGTGCACGGAACCCCTGTAGCGGATATCGCGGCTGGACCTGCATGGAATGGGGTGCCCGTGCGAAGGACCTTGACCGGCCTGCTGATCGCTGCCCTGCTCGGGCTCGGCACAGCTCCCGCGGAGGCGGCACCGTCGTGGAAGCTCCGGTTCAGCGACTCGTTCAACGTCCCGGTGGCGCGCGGCGGGTTCGCGGACTGCGGGCACTCCGTCGACACCCCGCGCGCGTACTGCGGGAAGCTGCCGGCCAAGGTCCGAGCAGCGTGGTGGGCGTACCCGGCCGGCTGGCCGGACACGGCCACCCAGCGCGGCTACCCGGTCGGCGGCTACTACGACCCCGCCACCACCCTGTCGATCTCCGACGGCCGCCTCCACATCCGCATGTGGCGCGGCCCCACCGGCAGCGTCCACAGTGCAGCCGTCGTACCCAAAGCCATGATGGGGCAGCGGTACGGGCGGTACGAGGAGCGCTTCCGTGTCAGCCGGGCCGCCGTTGGCTACAAGTCGGCCCACCTGCTCTGGCCCGCCGACGACGCGGCCTGCCCCGGCTGCGAGATCGATTTCCCCGAGCAGGAGTGGACCACGACCATCCACGCCTTCACCCACCCCAAGGGTGGCGGCCCGCAGGATGCTTTCGACTCCGGGGCCCGGTGGACGGCCTGGCACACCGCGGTCACCGAGTGGACGCCAGGCCACGTCCGCTACTACCTCGACGGCCGCCTGATCGGACACTCCACGCGGGGTGTTCCGGACCGGCCAATGTCCTGGATCATCCAAAACGAATCGGCCCTGAACGGCGACCAGGCTCGGCCGAACAGCTGGGCGCAGATGGACATCGCCTGGGTCCGCGGCTGGATCCGAACCAACTGATCCCTGCTGGGCGACTTCACCCTCAGCCCGGCAACAGGCCTCTTCCGCAGGGAGGTAGTCGATGCCCTCCTTGCCCGCCGGCATGCAGACCGTCACCGTCACCGGCACCTACCTCCACCCCAACGGCAATCCGTTCACCGGGCGTGTCACCTTTACGCCGGAGCCGGTCGTGGTCACCTCCGCCCAACACGACACGATCATCCTCGGCACAGTCGAAGCACAGCCGAATGACGACGGAACCATCACCGCCATCCTGCTGGCCACCGACGCCGCCGGGATCACCCCCACCGGGTGGACGTACCGGGTCACCGAGCGCTGGTACGAAGCCCCCGGGCGCACTTACCCGCTGTCCCTCCCCGCCGCAGCCCCGGCCGTCGACCTCGCCGACGTCGCCCCCACCGCACCCGCCGCTGGCGAATACGTCGTCGTCACCGGGCCACCGGGACCAGTAGGCCCGCCGGGTGCCACCTACCAGCACACGCAGGGCACCCCGGCCGCCACATGGCAGGTCAACCACCAGCTTGGTTACCGGCCCAACATCAGCATCATCAACGGCGCAGGTCGGGTCGTCTACGCCGACATCGAACACTCCACCACCAACCTCGCTGTGATCACCTTCCCGACCGCGTTCGCCGGCACGGCGACCTGCTCCTAGAGAGGATCCCGCCGTGGCCATCCCCCTTCTCACCGGCGCCGACGCCAACAATCAACGGATCATCAATCTTGCTGACCCGTCAGCCGCCACCGACGCCGCCACCCGCCAGTACGTGGACAACAAGGCCCTCGGCCTGAGCTGGAAGGCGCCCGTGCGCGTGGCGACCACCGCCAACGGGACCCTGGCCAGCGCATTCGAGAACGGCGACACCGTCGATGGGGTCACCCTCGCGACTGGCGACCGGATCCTCGTCAAGGACCAGACCACCGCCACCGAGAACGGCATCTACGTCGTCGCTGCTTCCGGAGCTCCCGCACGGGCTACGGACGCCGACTCGGCCGCTGACCTCAACGGTGCCGCGGTCTACGTCACCAGCGGCACCACGAACGCCGACCGGGCATATACACAGACCACGGACAGTCCGGCGGTCGGCACCGACAACGTGGTGTGGGCGCAGTTTGGTGGAGGCACGCTCCCCACCGCCGGTGCTGGCCTCACCCTCACCGGCTCCACGCTCGACGTTGGCGCCGGCACCGGAGTCACCATCGGCACCGACACCGTCGCCGTCGACACCAGTATCGTCACCCGCCACGTCGCCGCCAGCATCGGCAACGGCTCCTCCACCTCCATCGGAGTCACCCACAACCTGGGCACTAAGGACGTTGCTGTGACGCTGCGCCGGAACGCGGACGACGTGGCCGTCCTGACAGACTGGACGGCGACGGACACGAACACCGTGACCCTGACCTTCGCGACGGCGCCCACGACGAACCAGTACCGCGTAGTGGTGATGGGCTGATGGACATCCTCAACGGCGTCAACTTCGTCGGGCTCGCTTGGTTCACGGACACCACGCCGCTCTCGCCTGGATTCGACCCGGGATTCGCCAACCAGCTCGCGCGTAAGGGCTACGTCGACCAGTGCCTCGTGCCCGACGGGGCCGAGCCTGTGGCGCCGGCCACGGGCTACGCGCTGTTCAGCGAGGGCGGTGCACTGAAAGCGAAGGCGGCCGACGGCACCGTCACCACGATCATCCCCGCATAGCGGTCCTCCAGCGGAAGGGGGGCGCCATGGACGACCTGCTGATGATCGTACCCACCCGCGGGCGGCCCGACAGCATCCCCGCCATCCTCCAAGCCTGGCAAGCGACCGGCGCTACCGCTGACCTCCTCTTCGCCGTGGACGACGACGACCCGCAGCTTGACGACTACCTCGCCCACCGCGCCACCACCGACGACACCCAAGTCCGCTGGCGCATCGGCCCCCGGCTCCGGCTCTGCGGCACCCTCAACGCCGCCACCCTCGAGGTAGCAGACCAATACCGGTACCTGGCGTTCATGGGCGATGATCACCGGCCACGCCCGGCAGCCGTCCCGTGGGACGCCCGGTTCCGCGAATGCCTCTCCGCCGGGCCCGGCATCGTCTACGGCAACGACCTCCTCATGGGCGAGAAGATGCCCACAGCAGTCGCCATGACCTCGGACATCGTCCGAACCCTCGGGTACTTCGCGCCGCCCGCCCTCGTGCACCTGTGCCTCGACCTCTGCTGGCTCGACTGGGGCCGAGGCATGGGCCGCATCACCTACCTGCCCGACGTCATCATCGAGCACCTCCACCCAGCCAACGGGAAAGCCGCCGTCGACCAGGGCTACGAAGAGTGCAACAGCCCCGAACAGGTCAGCGCCGACGCGAAGGCCTACTACGGCTACCGGGACAACAGCGGCCTCGAAACCGACCTGACCAAGCTCCGCAAGCTCGTCGAGGAGGCGTGATGCGCGTCCTTCTCACAGGCGCCGCGGGCTTCGTGGGCCGCCACCTTCACCAAGCTCTCGACGCCCGCGGCGATGACGTCACCGCCTGCGACCTCGTCAACGGCCAGGACGCCCTGGACCTGTTCCGCACCGACACCACCCGCTACGACCTCGCCATCCACGCGGCGGCGATCGTCGGAGGCCGGGCCAGCATCGACGGCTCCCCGCTCGGCGTCGCCACGAACCTGGCCCTCGACGCCTGGTACTTCCGATGGCTCGTCCGGACAGGCACCCCGCGGGCGGTCTTCTTCAGTTCCTCCGCCGCCTACCCCGTCGAGTACCAGCAGCCCGGAGAGATCCGTCGGCTGTACGAGGACGACATCGAACTGAGCGACCCCCAACTCCCGGACGCGACCTATGGGTGGGCGAAGCTGACCGGTGAGCGACTTGCCCAGTACGCTGCGGCCGAGGGATGCCGGATCACGATCCCCCGGCCCTTCTCCGGGTACGGCGCCGACCAGGCCGACTGCTACCCGTTCCCGGCGTTCATCCAACGGGCCAAGGCGCGACAAGATCCGTTCGAGATTTGGGGTGACGGTGAGTCCACGAGGGATTGGATCAACATCGACGACCTTGTCGGTGCCACCCTCGCCGCCGTCGACCAAGATGTGACCGGGCCGATCAACCTCGGCTGGGGTCGGGCCACATCGTTCAACGACCTGGCCCGCCTCGTCACCAAAGCCGCTGGCTACCAGCCGCGCCTCCAGCACCGTAGCGACGCACCCCGAGGCGTCCACCACCGCGTCTGCGACCCCAGCCGCATGCTCGACATCTACACCCCGCAGGTCACGCTCGAGGACGGCATCAGGCGAGCGCTAGGGAGATGACGGCATGCCCACACCCGACTACGCCCTAATCGACCAGCTCGAACGCGAACTGGGCATCACACGATCCGAATCAGAGAAGGTCATCCGACCAAGCAGCCCGGTATGCCTGATCAAAAACTGCTCCGGTGCTGACATCGACTTCCGCACGTGGAGCGGCGCGCTGCTCAGACGAATCCACGAACACTGAACCACCGCAGGAGCCCGCGCCATGGATCTCCACGCCTGGATCACCCAGCAAGTTGACAAGGCCGCGGAGGCAGCCCGCGCCGCCCCGGACGGCGCAGAGCCCGCCCTCGTCGTGTCAGCTGCCGCCGTGCTCCGTCGGTGCGTCGCGGACCGCCGTGTCCTCGCCCGCCACAACGTCGACCCGGGCCGAGCCGACAGCTACGAAGCCACCGCGTGCGCCGGCTGCGGCACCTACGGAGACTGCGACTGGCCCGAGACGGAGAACGTCAACGACTGCCCCGAACTCCACGATCTCGCCTACGCCTACGGCATCAGCGACGAGACCCTCGCTGGACTCGACCGGCCGCAGCCACCGCAGCCCACCCCGACACAGCGCCGCCGCCGCAACCAACTCGCTAAAGAACGCCTCAGTCTCACCCCACCCATCACCACCAGGGATGTACCCGCCGCACTTCGCGGCCCCCGCTGAAAGTCCTAACCTCCCACCTGCAGGAGCCCGCGCCATGGCCCGCATCCAGATCCTCGAACTCCCCGCCGTCTACCAAGAGAACGGAACGGACGAGACACCGTTCGTCCTCGTCATCGACGAGTACGAGCCGGCGCAGTACATCCTCGGTGTGGACCAGGGTCCATCGCCTTCCCCCTGGGAAGGGGTAGCCGAGCGGATCGGCGCCCGCGCGATCCTCGCCTTCGAGGAGACCATCGACATCCCCGCCAACCAGGTCATGCTCGAAGACGGGCACACGGTCCAGCTGAGAGTGGAGACCGACCTGCAGCCGTTTCGGGAACTGGTCGACGCGGCCATCGCTGAGGCCGCTAGCCAGCTCTGCTCTGCCCTCAGGAACGGACGGCGCTGATGACTGACCAACAGATCGGACAGCTGCTCGATACTCTCGGCGTCACCGCGGACCTCGACGACGATGACATGGTCAGCGAAACGGTCGTCATCCTCAAAGTCGTCCAAGCTGACGGGTCCATCGCCATCGCCGTAGGGGCTTCCGACACCCGCGACTGGATCAACCAACGCGGCCTCCTCCACAGCGCCCTCGAACTCACCGAAGGCCAGTACCGTCCCGCCTCGGACGACGGACCATGAGCGGCGGCTGGCAGGGATCTGGGCGTAAAGCGCGTCTACCACCCGGCTGGGCGAAGATCCGGGCTCGCATCCTGGCACGGGACCCCATCTGCAAGATCTGCGGCACGCGGCCCAGCACCCACTGCGACCACATCGTCGCCAAGGCCGACGACCACAGCGACACCGGCCTCCAAGGCGTATGCGGCCCCTGCCACGATCAGAAGAGTGCGCGTGAAGGGGCAGCCGCCGCCAAAGCGAAGGGTCGGCCCGGACGGGCACGGCCCGACGAACCACACCCCGGGCTCCTCTGACACGGCGAGGTGACCATGCCCGCCTACCTGATCCGGCACCGCAGCGGCCAGCGCGGCGACATCCTCGTCGAAGGCGACGACATCGCCCTCACCTTCTCCGGCCCCTGGGCTGTCCTCTCCGACGCACAGGGGCCGACCCTCGCGATCCCCGCTGAACAGGCTGGCGAGATCCAACGCCTCGACCCGGACAGCGAGCCAGCACCAGCAGACGAACCTGGAGAGGAGTGATCCAACGTGGTCAGCAAGAGGCGAGGCAGTAAGGGCGGCAACGCCGAGGCGCTCAGGCGGTACTGGACCAGCGGCAAGGGCGCAGCCAAGATCCGTTGGGGAACGCCTGGGGACTGGACGCGCTGTACTCGGCAGCTCAGTCGGTACATGGGAGCTCGGGCCAAGGGCTACTGTCAGCTGAGGCATATGGCCGCGACGGGGACCACGACGAGTCAGCATGCGAAGGCGCTGAGGGCTGGCCGGCGCAGGGGCTAGTGCTCTGACCGCATAAGTCCGCCGGGTTGGGCTCGCGTGTGTTTGGGGCCTGCCGGAGAATCCGGTCCAAAGCCGCGAGCCCGTGTCTGGCAGGATCTCCCACATGCTTGAAGAAAAGCTCGACGCCCTTGCCCAAGTGATGGCCGAGCACATGGCCAGGCCGTTCCCGTCCGGCTTCCGCGGCCTGGACGTCCAAGGCCAGGACATGGTGTTGCTCGACGCGGACATCTATGGCTACGCAGCCGTCGTTCGTGAAGGCCCACTCAGTGAGCAGCACCGGGCAGGCTTGACGCGGCTGACGACGGTGTTCGCGAGGGTCCTCCCGGCGATCGACGACGAGTACGCGGCCGAGTACTACACGCACGTCCGCGACATGGCTGTGCTGGCCGCCGAAATTGCCAGCCTGCGCGAAAAGTAGGCCTTCGCCCGGAAAGGCACCACGGATGGGCATCCGATGGAGCGGACGCCTCCATGCCAACGCGGCAGGACCCGCAACCCGGTGAACCAATGCGGTCAGAGCACTAGGTGGTGGTCGGTCGGCCCATCGAGGGGGCTGGTGGTGGGTGCCCCGGTCGAGGTGTGGGCCCTGGGTGAGGGCATCGGGTTGGTCGGTCAGGTGTTCGCTCGGCTTCGGGATCACTCGAAGGTGATCAAGGTTGATGCTGATCAATGAATCGTTCGAGTTGGAATCGAACTCGAACGACGTTCGACACCTGTGGTGATCGCGATCCACCCCGATCAAGATCCGCATCTCGTGATCGTCAGGGCCCTGGAGTCCATGATCACCCACCCGGGGAGGGGCCCCCTCGGCCCGCCTCCAGGGATCGGGGCCGTATTCACGCTGCCGTCGGCTACGGGTCTGGAGGCTTCTGACCTGCGACGATGCGCGGCGTCCTCACGAGGCCCAGCCCCTCACGTTCGGTGCTCGCTGGCATCCTTGCTGGTCAAGAGCTTGTAGCCGTAACAAGGGTCGCGATAGGATGAGGGCATGCCACCCACCGCGTCCACCCGCCGCACGCGGTGCGAGCGCTGCACCGGGCAGCTGCCGCTGATGGCCCGGGGTGATGCACGGTTCTGCTCCGGGGCGTGCAGGCAGGCGGCCTACCGGTCGCGGCGGAACGCCGAGGCCGAGCGCGTGGCGGTGGAGCAAGCATCCCGGGTGCCCCTCGAACTGCGGACCCGGGCCCGATGGGTACGGCACGTCGCGAAGCGCCCCATGCGGCTTGACGGTCGGTGGGCGTCGGTAACGAACCCCTCGACCTGGTCCGACTACGCGTCGGCGGCTTCCTCGATGCTGGGGGACGGCATCGGCTACGTGCTGGCGGTCGGAGACAACACCCTCGTTGTGGACCTCGACCACGCGGTCGAGGATGGCCGCATCCTTCCGTGGGCACAGCGCATCGTCGACGCTCTGCCCGCGACATACATGGAGCGCGGCCGGTCCGGCACGGGCCTGCACTTGTGGTTCCGGGCGCACGTGTCGCACGGCCGGCGGATCCGTAAGGGCGAGTTGGCGGTCGAGGTCTATTCGGACCGCCGGTACATCATCGTCGGCGACAGGGTCTCCGGGACGCCGATGGAACTGGTCGACCTGCCGGCGGGAGCGCTGGAGGCGCTGCTCTAGAACTGGGGGTGGTGGACATGGCTGGCCGTGGCCCCGCCCCGAAGGATCCGTCCCGCCGAGCTCGGGCAAACAAGGACCCCATTGGCCAGACGGTGCTCCGCTTCGAACAGGCCGAGCCGCCAGACCTGCCGACCTTCCACATCGAGAAGGACGGCGACCTGGTCGAGTACCGGTGGCCGCAGCGCACCCAGGACTGGTGGGAGATGTGGAAGTCCTCCCCGCAGGCGGAGCACTTCTCCTCAACGGACTGGGACTTCCTGCTCGACACGGCCGTGGTGCATGCCCGGTTGTGGTCCGGGGAGATGTCGGCGGCCGGTGAGCTGCGGTTGCGGGTCGCGAAATTCGGTGCCACGCCGGAGGACCGGGCCAGGTTGCGGATGCAGTTCGCGCAAGCTGATGAGGCGGACAGCAAGCGCCCTGAGGGGGGCAGGTCGGCGCGCGAGCGGCGGGGAACGCTGCATGCGCTGCCGCCGCCCGAGGCGTCAGGAGGCTGACCGTGCCCTGGAAGCCGCGGGAGCCTGGTGAGGTGCCGTCGCTCGGTTACGACGTCATCGACTGGATCTCGGAGATGCTGGCGGCTCCGGACCGCGGTGACTATGAGCCGTTCCTGCTCTATCCGGAACAGGAAGACTTCGTTCTGCGGTACTACGAGATCAACCCGCAGACGGGCAAGCGCCGGTTTCGTCGTGGGGTCATCAGCCGGCCGCGCGGCTGGGGCAAGAGCCCTTTCCTTGCTGCGCTGGCCATCGTGGAGGCTCTCGGGCCGGTCGTGCCGGACGGCTGGGATGCCGAGGGCCAGCCGGTGGGTAAGCCGTGGTCCGAGGTGCGTACCCCCTTGGTGCAGATTGCGGCGGTCAGTGAGACGCAGACGAAGAACACGTGGACGCCGCTGCTGGAGATGCTTCAGGGGCCGGTGATCGACGTCTACCCGGGCCTGGAGCCCCTGGACACCTTCGTGAATCTGCCGCGGGGGCGCATCGAGCCGATCACGTCGTCGGCACGAACGGTCAAGGGGAACAAGCCGGTGTTCGCGGTGTTGGATCAGACCGAGGAATGGGTCCGGTCCAATCGCGGGAACCGCCTTGCGGAGACGATGAGGATCAACGCCGCGAAGATTGGCGGTTCGACGATCGAGTCTCCGAACGCCTTCATCCCTGGAGAGGGCAGTGTCGCGGAGGAGTCGGCCGCATTCTGGGCGAAGATCCGTGAGGGCCGTGCCCGCGATGACGGCTTGTACTACGACCACCGCGAGGCGCCCGCTGAGACGGACATGACCGACCGGCAGTCCCTCATCGCCGGGCTGACGTTCACCTATGGGGATTCAGCGGACCGCAATGGCGGGCACGTCGACCTGGACACGCTGGTGGCGACGATCTGGGATCCGAGCACGGACCCGCAGACCGCCAGGGCCGACTTCCTGAACCAGATCACGCACGCATCCGACTCGTGGATTTCACAGCCGGAGTGGGCGGGCGTAGCTGCGGCCGACAAGGTGGTGGCCCGGGGTGAGGAGATCGTTCTGGGCTTCGACGGCTCGCGCCGACGGAACCGAGGCGTAACCGACGCGACGGCCCTGGTGGGCTGCCGGGTCTCCGATGGACATCTGTTCCTGGTGGGCTGCTGGGAGCAGCCGGACGGACCGTTCGGCCAGGACTGGCAGGTACCGACTGTCGAGGTGCTGGCGGCGGTCGAGGACGCATTCCGCGAGTACCGGGTCGTCGGCATGTACGCCGACCCTGCCAAATGGGAGTCCCATGTGGCGAAGTGGGAAGCGGACCACGGGCGCCGCCTGAAGCTGAAGGCGTCGCTGCAGCATCCGATCGAGTGGTGGATGACGGGCGGCCGGGCGCATCAGATCGTCCGGGCCTTGGAGAAGTTCCGCTCGTCGGTGGTGGACGGGGAACTGTCCCATGACGGGTCGAGTGTCCTGACGCGGCATGTGCTTAATGCCCGCCGGCGTGAGTCCCGGTCCGGGATTCAGATCATGAAGGAGCACCCCGACAGTCCGAGGAAGATCGACGCCGCAATCGCGGCCGTCCTCGCCTGGCAGTGCCGGGTGGACGCCATGGCCAAGGGGCTCGGCAAGAAGAAATCCGCGCGATCGGGACGGGTGGTGGTGCTGCGATGACCGCTTATGCTCCCGAGCTGCCGTTGACGTTCCTGTCGGACGACGAGCTGGCGCTGATCAACATTCTGCGGGCGGATCTGCTGCAGGACCGGTGGCAGTTGCAGCTCCGGGACGCGTACTTCAACGGCGAGCAGCTGGTCCGGGACCTGGGTATCAGCATCCCGCCCCAGCTCAAAGGCCTGCACACGGTGATCGGATGGCCTCGGATCGGCGTGGAAGGGCTGGAGCAGCGCCTGGACCTGGAGGCGTTCCGGTGGGCCGACGGATCCGACAGCGCCGACCTGCTGGAGATCGTGGAGGCCAACGATCTCCTCGATGAGGCGAGCCTCGCGCATCTGGATGCGCTGACCTATGGCCGGGAGTACCTGGCGGTCGGCTCGGGTGATTGCGGGGGCGACTGCCCGCCGTTGATCTCGGTGGAGTCGCCGTTGGATATGACCTTGCTGTGGGATGCCCGTCTGCGGATGGGGATGGCGGCTCTGCGGGAGTGCCGACCGGACCAGTTGCTGGATGCTGGGGCTGAGGACCGGATGCTGGTGCTGTATTTGCCGGATCAGACGGTGCAGGCGATGCCCACGGCGTCGGGCGGCTGGGAGGTCGTCGACCGGGACATCCACAAGCTGGGCGTGGTTCCGGTGGTGCGGATGGCGAACCGGCAGCGGACGTCGGACCGGGTCGGCCGGACAGAGATCACCCCGGACGTCATGTCGATCACCGATGCGGCGTGCCGCAGGCTCATGGGCATCGAGGTGGCCAGTGAGTTCTTCGGGGCGCCGCAACGGTACATCCTTGGCGCCTCGGAGTCGGCTTTCCAGGACGCCGAGGGCAACGCGAAGTCGGCGTGGGAGACCTACATCGGCCGGGTCCTGGCGCTGGAGCGGGACGAGGACGGGAACCTGCCGACGGTGGGCCAGTTCGCCGCGCATGACCCGTCCAGCCAGACGAAGATCATTGACCTGTATGCGCGGATCATGGCGACCCAGCTGGGCCTCCCGCCGCACATGCTGGGCTACACCTCCGACAACCCGGCCAGCGCCGATGCGATCCGGTCATCGGAGGCCATGCTCGTCAAGAAAGCCGAGCGCCGCACCAGACGGTTCGGTGCCGCATGGCGGGACGCGATGCGGCTCGCCCTGTGGGTGCGGGACGGGGAACCGCCGGACAAGACCCGGCGGATCGAATGCGTCTGGCGCAACCCTGCGACCCCGACGATCGCCGCCCAGACAGACGCCGTCGTCAAGATGGTCCAGGCCGGGATCCTCCCCCCGGACTCCGACGTCGTCCTGGAAATGGCGGGACTGACGGAAGGGCAGCGGCAGCGCGTCGCCGCCGACCGGCGGCGGGCCGCAGGGCGGGCCAGCAGCACCGCCCTCATGGACCGGCTGGCGTCCTTGGGCGGAGAGCCCGCACCGGCCACGACCGTCATGACGGCGGAGCTGGAGGCCGACGGTGGCCAGGCTCTCGGATGATGACGCCGCGGTGTCCCGGCAGCGGGCTGTTCAGCGTGGCCTGACCCGCTTGCTGGTCCGGGACATGCGCAAGCTGCGGCGCTTGATCAACCCGGGAAGGTTGCAGGCGACGGTCCCGGACTGGATCGAGGCGGTGCGGGCCCTGGTGGGGCAGTACGGGGATGCCGCGGCCTCGCTGGCGGCGGACTTCTACGATTCCCAACGTCTCGACGCGGGCGTGCCGGGACGGTTCACGGTGCCGACACCGGATCCGCCGCCGGACGAGCAGGTGAGCAACTCACTGCGGTGGGCCACGAAGGACCTGTGGCCCCGTGATGCTGCCGTTGCTACAGAGGCGCAGGCGCGGCCCTTGGATCAGCGGTTGGATGCCGCTGAGGCCCGGTCTGAGCAGGTTGTTCAGAAGCTGGTGGCCGACCAGGGGCGGGAGACGGTTCGGCGGGCTGTGCGGCAGGACCGTGAGGCCGTCGGCTACGCACGGTCCGCGGCACTGGGAGCGTGCAGCTTCTGCAAGCTCATGGCTGCGCGGGGGATGGTCTACAAGTCCGCCGGTTCGGCTGGCCGCGACGCCAACGAACTGTTCACCGGTGACGCGAGTGTGGCGAAGTATCACAACGACTGCCACTGCAGCATCATCCCTGTATTTCGCGGGCAGCGCTTCGAGCTGTCCGCCCATGCACGTGAGTGGGACCGGCTGTACCGGGAGTACGCCGCCGGCCATCCGGGCGACCAGTTGCGGCTGTTCCGGCGGGCTCTCGCCGAGCACGACGACTACCCGCTGCCCGGCGCTTACTGATCTATCCGGTCGCCCTGGTGGCGGCCGTCGTTCACCCCCAACTGCCCCTGGAGGGCCGTTTCGTCATGCCTGAAGAGACTGAGCAGCAGCAGAGCGTCGAGGTCGAGTCCACCGAGTCCGAAGAGGGCGAGGGGCAGGGCACGGGCGCGGACGGTGGAGACACTGGCGGCGGTGAGGCCCAGGAGGCCGAACAGCAGGAGCCGGAGGAGAAGCCGTTCGACCGGAAACAGGCCGAGGCGAAGATCCGCAAGGCGAACTCGGAGGCCGCGAACCTCCGCAAGCGCCTGAAGGAGCTGGAGCCGAAGGCCGCCGAGCTGCAGGCCATCAAGGACGCCGAGAAGACGGAGTCCGAGCGCCTCAACGACCAGCTCCAGCGGGCCAACGATCAGATCGCTGCGACGCGGAAGAAACTGGCGAAGGCCCGAGTGCAGGCGCTGGCCGGCTCGTCGTCCGATGAGCGAGCTGCGTTCACGGATCCCGAGGACGCGGTCGGCGCGCTGGATCTCGACTCGTATCTCAGCGAGGACGGCGATATCGACGAGTCCGCTATCGAGGCGGACCTTCAGGCGCTGTTGGAGCGCAAGCCGCACTGGGCGAAGGCCCAGCCCCCGGAGGGCCCGCGGCGTCCCGCACCGGACCGGACTCAGGCGTCTGGTGCGAATCATCAACGGTCCCTCGACCCGGCGGATGTGTTCTCCGGGTGGGTTAAGTCGCGGCTCACGTAGTCGCTGAAAGCGAGTAGATCATGGTGGCTACGGCCCCGCTCAAGCTGTCCGATGTCAATGGTGCTCTTCTGCCCCGCACCATCACGGGGCCGATCTTCGAGAAGAGCGTCGAGCAGTCCGCGGTGATGGCGCTGGCACGCCGGGCCCCGCTGGCCATCGACGCGACCACCTCCATTCCGATCCCGATGGATGTGCCGACCGCGGACTGGGTCGGCCAGGCGGCCAAGAAGCCGCTGTCCAGCGGTGGGGTGGACGTCAAGCAGATGACGGCCAAAAAGCTCGCGGTCCTCATCCCGGTCGCCGAGGAGGTCGTGATGACCAACGCGGGCGGGCTGTGGACCCAGCTCCAGGCCGACCTGCCCACGGCGTTCGCCCGGGCCTTCGACCATGCGGCGATCCACGGCAAGACCATGAAGGGGGCCACAGGACCGTTCACCGAGTACCTGGCGATGACCACCCACTCGGTGGCGCTCGGGACGGCCACGCAGGCCAACGGCGGGATTTGGGCCGACCTGGTGGCCGGCATGGAACTGATCGTCGACGAGGACTGGGACTACACCGGCACCGTCGCGGATCACCGTCTGAAGCCGAAGCTGCTGCTGGCCACGGACACCACGGGCCGGCCGATCCTGGTCGACACCCAGACGCCGGGCACGGACATGGCCTCCGCGGGCACTCTCATCGGCGAGCCCCTGGCCTACTCCCGTAGCGTCTCGGGCAAGCAGCGCAGGCAGTCGGCCAGTTCGGACACCGGCCTGCGGGCGATTGGTGGCGACTGGTCCCAGGCCGCATACGGCGTCGGCATGGACATCACGGTGCGGATCTCCAAGGAAGCCACCTACGTCGATGAGGACGGGGGCGTGCACAGCGCGTTCCAGGAGAACCTGGTCCTTCTCCTCGCGGAGGCGTACTACGGGTATGTGCAGGGCGACGCGGACGCGTTCGTCAAGTACACCGGCACCCCGTCGGGGTCCTGATGGCGGTCGTCCCGGCTACCGCGCCAGGCGGGACGGCCAAGCCGGTCCGAATCGTCGCAAGGGTTCATGCGATGCCGCCCGAGCACAACGCGGGTGCGGAGCACATGCTGGTGTCGATGCTGCGTCCTTTGGCGGAGCGTGGACACGACGTGACGGTGTGGCTGTCGCGATATGGCAAGGCCCACGAGTCCTACACGTACCGGGGGGTCAAGGTGGTGCCGTTGCAGGCCCGCCTGGACTTCCCCACGGCCGTGAGGCGGGCCGACGTGCTCGTGTCGCACCTGGAGTGCGTGCCGTCGACGGCGGCCCTGGCCCGGGGCTACGGCAAACCGCTGGTGGTGGTCTGCCACAACACCCACCGCCCGTCTTTCCGGGACATGGCCGCTGGGGGCACCGCGCTCGCGGTGTACAACAGCCGCTGGATGGCGACCGAGGCGGAGCTGTTTTTCGCTGAGTACCCGAAGGCGGTCTGCCCCGCGTCGTCGTTGATCGTGAACCCGCCGGTGTTCGCCGAGGAGTACCGGGTGAAGAAGCCCGGCGACCAGGTGACGCTGATCAACTGCAACCCGGAGAAGGGCGGCCGGCTTCTGGAGCAGCTCGCCCGCCGCATGCCGGACGTCTCCTTTCTCGCGGTGACCGGCGCTTACGGGCAGCAGATCCTCCCGGAGCTGCCGAACGTCGAGATTGTCGAGCATGTGCCGGGAGAGGAGATGCGGGACCGGGTCTATGCCCGTACCCGCATGCTGCTGATGCCGTCGTCCTACGAATCGTGGGGGCGTGCTGGGGTTGAGGCCCTGGCCAGCGGGCTGCCGGTCATTGCCCATCCGACCCCGGGGCTGTGTGAGTCGCTGGGGGAGGCGGGCATCTTCGTCGACCGCAACGACGTGGCCGGCTATGAGGCCGTCATCCGGAAGCTGAAGACGGCTGCCGAGTACCGGCTCGCTTCCAAGCGGGCCAGGGCCCGGTCGGCCGAGCTTGACCCGACCGTACAGCTGACCGCCTGGCGTGACGCTGTGGAGGCTCTCGCCGGATAGGAGGCCTCCGATGGCGTTCACCGTTCCGACAGCCGAGGACTTGGCCCTGTATCTGGGTCTGGAGGAGATCAGCGGGAGCCGCGCGGACCTCCTGATCCAGCAGGCCATCAACTTGTGCATGGCGGTCGTGACCCCGCTTCCGGACGGTGCCACCGCGGTGGTGATGTCGGCGGCGGGCCGGGCCTACGTCAACCCGTCCGGCGCCACCTACGAGACGATCGGCCCCATGTCGGTGCAGCGCCCCCAGGCGGGCCTGTACCTGACGAAGGCCGAGAAGACGGCGCTCAAGAGCATGGCGGGCCGCGGCGGGGCTTTCACGATCGACCCCACCCCGGCCGACGCGAATCCCTGGGTGACGTGGCCGCTCGACGACGCCTACGGGGCCGGCCTGGAGTACGAAGAGGGCTGGGGGTGGGTGTGAGTGCCTGGCCCGTACCCGTTCGGTGAGACCGTCACCCTCGTCCGCACCGGTACCTCTCCCGGCCGTGACCCTCGAGGCCAGCCCATCCCCGGCCCCATCATCGAGATCCCTTTGCACGGTTGTGTGGTGGCGCCGCGCCAGGCCTCCCCTCAGGTGGGTGGGGCTGAGCAGCAGGGCCGGGACACCGTCATCGTCGGCTGGACCGTCTACGCCCCAGCGGGCAGCGATGTTCGGACTACTGACCGGGCCCGGATCCGCGGTGAGCTGTGCGAGATCACTGGCGAGCCCGGCGATTGGGGCCGTTCCCCGTTCACGGGCACTGGCGGCCCGGTGCAGTTTGCTGCTGACCGGGTCACGGGCTGAGGAGGACCAATGGCCGCCGCGAGGTTCAGGATGTCCAAGCGGGGTGTGGGCCAGCTGCTGCGCTCGGAGATGGTGGAGGCGGAGATGCGGCGCCGCGCCACCGTGATCAAGGGGGTGGCGGAGTCCATCGCCCCCGTCGGTGGTGAAGGTGACCCGCATCCGGGCCATTACAAGGCCTCGTTTCATGTGACCAGCCACAAGCGGGGTGGCCGGCGGCGGGACCGTGCGGTCGCTGTCGTGTGGAACTCCGCGCCCTACGCCCGGTGGGTCGAGTACGGCACCGAGAAGGTTCGCGCTCACCATGTGTTGCTGCGAGCCGCGTCGGTGGGTGGCCGCTGATGGGCGCCGTCGGCAGCGTCGATGTTGAGACACTCGTCATCGGCTGGCTCCAGGCCCAACTCGGCAGCGGCGTCGTCGTGCGCGACGAGCTGGACAACGATCTGATCAGCGAACTGCCCACCGTCCAGGTCGAACGGGTCCCCGCGGGTGACGACGACGGCCTGCGACTGGACCGGGCGCTGATGGACGTGAACGTCTACGCCGCGACCCGCAGTGAAGCCGCGACCCTGTCCGCCCAGGTCCGGGGTTTGCTGCTGACTGTGCTGCGGGGCAGTACGGCGGGCGGCGGGGTGGTCACGTCTGTGTCGACGCTGTCGGCTCCTGGTTGGCGGCCCTATGAGAACACGGGGCTCCGACGTTACGGGGCCACCTACGAGCTGTACGTGCACCCGGTCTCCTGACCGGTTCTGAGGTCCGCGCCGGACGCTTTCTCGACCCGCCCGTGCGCGGGCTCTTCCATGTCTGGAGACATCATGGTCAACATCACCCGCGCCGCCGATCTCACGATCATCGGCGCCAACGGAGGCGGCTGGGTGGCTGGCACAGGCACCGCGGCGCCCGCGTCGCCGCTGGTCCAGCCTGTCGCACCCTGGGAGCCCCTGGGGGCGGTCTCGGATGACGGCCTGACCTACGGGTTCGATGAGGACTCCCAGGAGTTCACTCCCTGGGGCCTGACCTCGCCGTTTCGCACGCAGATCACCAAGTCCGTGCGAACGTTCAAGATGACGCTGTGGGAGACGGCGCGCGTCGCGGTCCAGTCGGTCATGTACCGCATTCCGGCAGCCGACCTCACCCCGGTCAGCGGCAAGACCAGCTTCGCTGAAACCGCGTCTCCGACACCCGACCGGCGCGCCTGGTGGTTTGTGGTCCTCGACGGCGACAGCGCCCGCGGCTTCTACGTGCCTGAGGGCGAGGTCTCTGACCGGTCCGACGTCTCGTTCAAACAGAACGAAATGTCCGGCTACGAGATCACCATCACCGCCTACCCGGACGCCAGCGGCAACACCGTGTACCACTCCGACATCGTGCCGGCGACACCCGAGTACACCGGGTCCTGATCGGGTGGGCGGGCCGACACCGTCGGCGCGGGCCCGGCCCGCCCACTCTCAACTTCCCCTGCCCGCGCCATGACCTGTGGAGGCCCGCGCCATGACAGCAGCCCAGAGCGAACCCGACATCAGCGCCGCCGAGGCGCAGGAGCTCGAGGCCGAAACCGGGGACGGGCATGTGACCGTGCCGCTCGCCGGCTACGACGGCGTCACCAAGGACGTGCGCGCCCTGCCCAACACCCGCTGGCGGGCCTCAGCGATGCGCGCCCTGAACACCGGCGACATCGACGGGTTCATGGAACTCGTCCTCCACGAGGACGACTACAGCATCTACCTCGACCTGGACCCGGACACCGAAAGCATCGGAGCCTTCGCCGCGGCGGTGGCTGAGGCATCGGGTGAGGCCCTGGGGAAATCCGGTGGACCGCGCAGGTCCTCGAAGAACACGCGGAAGCGGTAGAAGCCGACTTGCTGGAGCGCGGTCTGGACGTACTGGACGTGCACCGCGGGCTGATGTCCTGGAGGCGGCTGCGGGTCCTCATCCAGCACCTGCCACCGGAGTCCGCAACGATGACCGCGCTCCGCAACGCCCTTAGCGAGGAGGAACTCGAGGAGCAGGCCGAACGGGGCGAGCCCGAAAAGGGCCGATGGTCGCAACACGACCTGCTGTTGGCCTCGGCGGTGGATGCAGTGCGGCGCGTCGAGTGGGTGCTGAAGTGCGTAAACGCTGAAAGCAACGCCAAGCGGCCGGAGCCCCCGGAGCCGATCGCCCGCCCGGGCGCCAAAGCCCGCAAGCCCAAGACAACCCTGACGCCAGCGGGCGCCGAAGTCCTCTTCCAGCTCATCAACGGAGGCGCCGCATAGCGCCACGGGAGGGGGTCTCCCGTGGCGATCACCGTCGGGTCAGTCGAGGTCGACGTCGTCCCCAACACCCGGGGGATCTACCAGCACCTGCGTGCCGGGCTGGTGCCGGCCGCGACCCGTGCCGGTGAGGACGCTGGCCGGGCCGCAGGCCGGTCCTTCGGCCCGGCGATGCAGGCGCAGGTCGCCGAGGTGGGTCTTCGGATCGGCGAGGAGATCGGCCAGCAGATCGCCAACCGCATCACCGCCGCCATCCGGGGCGCGGTACGGGACGGGATCACTCAAGGCGGGGCTGGAGCCCGCGCCTCTGCCGTCCGCCAGGGCGACGAAACCGGCGGCGCTTTCTCCCGCGCCCTGAAGACCCGGCTGGAAGCGGCTTTCCGGAGCCTGCCGAAGTTGCAGATCGACGCCGACACCTCCGAGGCCGACGCGGACCTGCAAGCCCTAAGGGTCCGGATGGAGACCCTGGCGAACAAGCGCATCGGCATCGACATCAGTGCGGCGGACGCCAAGGCGGAAATCCGGCTGATCGAGGCCGAGCTGACGCGCCTCGGCGCGGAGCACCCGAACGTCCAGGTGCGGGCGGACACTGCCACCGCCCTGGCCCAGCTTGCCCTGGTGCGAGCGGAGATCGACGCGGTGGACGGCAAGACCGCTCGCATCGACATCGACACCTCCGGCGCCCTGTCCGCGATCTTCCAGCTCACGGTGGCCATCGCGGGGCTTGCCGTGATCCCTGCCATCCCGATCCTGACGGCCGGCCTCGGCGCCCTGACCGCCTCAGCTGTTACCGCCGGTGTGGGCGTGGGTGCATTCGCCGCCGCGGCTCTCCCGGCGCTCTCTGGGATCGGGAAGGCCCTTGAGGCTCAGACGGCCGCGCAGGAGGCCGCTACCGATGCCACGTCGCAGGGTGGCCAGTCCGCGTCTCAGGCGGCGGCCAAGGCCTTGCAGCTTGCAGGTGCCCAGCAGGCGCTGGCGACAGCGCATCGGAATGCCGGTCGGCAGATCGCCGAGGCCCAGCGTGGGGTGGCGGACGCAGCCCGTCAGGCGGCACAGAACAATGAGCAGGCCGCCGCCCAGGTGAAGGCCGCCCAGCGGGCGGTAGCGGACGCGGTCCAGCAGGCGGCTGAGCGGCAACAGCAGGCCGCCCAGCGCGTGCAGCAGGCGGAACAGTCGCTGGCTCAGGCGCAGAAGAACGCTCGGCTGGCGCAGGCGGATCTGACGCGCGCGCGGGCGGATGCGACCCGGCAGCTCGAGGACATGAACCTGCAGCTCGCCGACGCGGAGCTGGCGCAGCGCAGCGCGATCCTCCAGGTCCAGGAGGCCAAGCTCAGCCTGGACAAAGTGCTGGCCAACCCACAGGCGACACAGTTGCAGCGGGAGCAGGCCCGGCTCACCTACGACGAGGCCCTGCAGAGGCTGAAAGAACAGCAGGTCGCGACGAAGCGGCTCCAGTCCGACACGGCGGCGGCGAACAAGGCCGGCGTCGAGGGATCGACGGCGGTCCGGTCCGCGCAGGACCGACTGGCCCAGTCCCAGCAGGACGTGGCCGACAAGGCCACCGCCCTCAAGCAGGCCCAGGCCGAGGCGGCGAAGACACAGATCGCGAACGCCCGGGCCATCGCGGACGCCCAGGGCAAGCTCGCAGAGGCGCAGAAAAACGTTGCCAGGGTGCAGGAGCAGGGCGCGGAGGCTGTCTCCCGCGCCCAGGAGCGGGTGGTGCAGGCCCAGCAGACCGCCGCAGATTCCATTGCCTCGGCTCAGCGGCAGATCCAGTCGGCGCAGCTGTCGACGGCCTCGACGGCCAGCAAGGCGACGACGGCGCAGGCCAAGTACCAGGCCGCCTTGGCGAAGCTGACGCCCAGCGCCCGAGAGACCTTCGACGCATTCACCAGCCTCAAGACGGCGTTCAAGGCGTGGTCGGTCTCGCTGCAGCCGGCCATCATGCCGATCTTCACACGGGCGCTGAACGGTCTCAAGAACAGCCTGCCGGGCCTCACCCCCATCGTCCTGGGGGCCGCACGGGGCATCAAGACGCTGCAGGACCGGGTGAGTGCCGGCTTCAAGTCGCCCTGGTGGAAGTCCTTCAAGAAGGACTTCGCGGCCTCAGTGGAGCCTGCGATCGTCGGACTGGGGATTTCCCTGGGCCGGGTATTCAAGGGGATGGCAGGGATCGTCCAGGCGTTCCTGTCGCACCTGGGCGGCATCAACAGCCGCATGGAGCGGATCACTGGCCGTTTCGCCAATTGGGGCAGCAACCTCAAGGGCAGCCCCGCATTTGAACGGTTCCTTGCGTACTCAGCGGTGCAGGGGCCGATCCTCGCGAAGGTGCTGGGCAAGGTCGGTGCTGCTCTCGTCGACGTGGGCAGGGCTCTGGCCTCGCTGAACGGTCCGGTTCTCGGAACGCTGGGTGTGCTCGCCTCCGGCATCGGGTGGATTGCCATCAATCTTCCCGGGGTTATTCAGGCGATGTACGCGGCTTTCATTGTGACGCGCCTGTGGGCCCTGGCAATGGTGGCGTTCAACGCGGCATTGTTTGTCTACCGCGGCGTGGTTGTCCTGGCCATCCTTCTGACTCAGGGCTGGGCTGCGGCCGTCGTGGCGGCCAACTTGGCGTTTGCTGCCAACCCGATCGTGGTCGTGATCGCATCCATTGTGGCCGCATTGACGCTACTGGTAACCGGCGTTATTTACGCCTGGAATCACTGGGCCTGGTTCCGCAATGCTGTTCTCGCGGTCTGGGACGCCATCAAAACGGCCGCCCTGTGGGCGTGGACCAGCGTGCTGCAGCCGACCTTCGACGCCATCGGCGTGGCTCTGCGGGCCGTTGGCGCGGTGGCCAGGTGGCTGTGGACCAATGCGATCGGACCGACGTTCTCCTTCATCATGACCGCGGCTAAGATTCTCCTGGCAGTCGTCGCGGTGCTCGTATTCGTACCGCTCATGCTGGCCTTCAAAGCCGTCGGCGCCATAGCCATGTGGCTCTGGAACAATGCGATCAAGCCTGCATTCGAGGGCATCGCCTGGTTGGCCAGGTGGCTTTTCAACAACGTCATTGCACCGACCTTCGAAACGATTAAGGCTGCCTTCCGGGCGCTTGGCGCAGTGGCTACCTGGCTGTGGCGCAACATAATCAGCCCTGTATTCAACGGCATCAGCATGGCCATCGAATGGGCGTGGAGGAACACTATCCGCCCCACCATCGCAGCGATACGCGGTGGGATCGACGCCCTGGCCAGCACCTTCACCTGGCTGCTGGACAAGGTGATCCGCCCGGTGTGGGCTGCCATCAGCGCCACCATCGACGGGCAATGGCGCAACGGCATCAAACCGGCATTCGACTCTCTACGGAACGCCATCGGCCGGGTAGCGGACTCCTTTGGCCTCTCAAAGAACGCCATCGGAAGCTACTGGTCGGAGATCAAGGACCTGACAAGGGAGCCCATCAACTGGGTTCTCCGCGTGGTCTGGAACGACGGCATCGTCTCCGTGTGGGACAAGGTCGCCGACTGGATTCCCGGAGTGCCCACGCTGGGGAAGCTGCCGCTGCTTGCGCAGGGCGGGCCGATGCCAATGGCCCCCGGGGTTTTCAACCGCCCGACGGCGATCGTCGGTGAGGGAAACCCCCGTCACCCCGAGTACGTCATCCCGACCGACCCGAAATACCGGAACCGGGCCCTGTCGCTGTACCAGGCAGCTGGCGCGCAGCTGTTCGCAGGCGGCGGGATTTTCGGCGACATCTGGGACGGAGTCAAGGATGCTGGCGGGTGGGTAAAGGATCGCGTCGGCGACGTCAGCGACTTCTTCTCCGACCCTGTTGGGTCGGTTGCGAAACTCCTCGACCCATTCCTCGACAAGATCAAGCCTTTGACGACGACGTCCTGGGGTGCCATGGCGGCCGGGCTACCTCGCTCGGCCATCAAGGGCCTGAAGGACACCGTCAAGGACGGCCTGGGCGGCCTCTTCGGCGGGGGCGGTGGCGTCGATATCGGCGGGTCGGGCGTGACCCGCTGGACATCGGTGGTCGAGCAGGCCCTGCGGATGCTCGGGCAGCCGCTGAGCTACGTGGGCATCACCCTGCGTCGCATGAACCAGGAATCCGGCGGAAACCCGACCATCGTCAACAAATGGGACTCCAATTGGCTCGCCGGATACCCATCGGTCGGCCTCATGCAGGTCATCGGGCCCACCTTCGACGCCTACGCGGGGCCCATGCGGAATGTCGGTCCGTTCCTGTACGGCACGTCAGTCAACCCGCTGGCCAACGTCGTCGCGTCCATGCGCTACGCGCTGGCGGCCTACGGGTCCCTGCCCGCGGCGTACAACAGGGCCGGTGGCTACGACTCCGGCGGCTATCTCCAGCCCGGGCTGAACCTGGCCTACAACGGGACCGGCAGGCCCGAGCCGGTGTTCACCTCGCAGCAGGCGAGTGCCCTGATGCGAATGGCCACAGACCCGGCAGCGGGCATGGGTGACCTTCACGTCCAGGTATATGTGGGCGACCGGGAGATCAGCGACATCGCACGCGCCGAGGTCCGGCGCGCCAACGGCCAGCTCGTCAGCACTCTGCGCGCGGGACGGAGGTGAGCCGTGGCGATCCCCGGCAACTTCCTGTCCACGACTACCGAGTCGGTCGACCCGAACACGAGTGGCTGGGTCGCCAAAACCAACTGCACGATCAGCCTGGGCTCCGGCGGCCGGAACGGCGACGGCTGCTTGGCTGTGCGGTCGGTGGCTTCGGGGGAGATGCAGGCCCGGACCGTCTCCTCCTACGCGGTCACCCCGTGGACCGAGTACGAGGCATTTTGTGACGCCTCCGGGGCTACGGTCCCGGAGCGGATCGGCATCCGGTGGCTGACCGCCGCCAACGCAGAAATCTCAATCACGTGGTCGCTGACCACGGCGTCGGCGTCGGCGACCTGGCACCGGATCGCCGTCGGAGGCGAGGCCCCCGGGACCGCGGCGCGCGCCCAGGTCGTCGTCTCCTCCAGCCCGGCCGCCGGCGCCGTCTTCTCCTACTACGAGAACTTCTACTTCGGCTACCCGATCACCACGACCGGCAATAAATTCGCTTTCAATACCGAAAGCGGCGAAATCGATGCCACCGGCTGGTTCAACGAGGTCAACTCGACGATCACCCGCCAAGCGCCCATGGTGTCGTGGCCGGTCGACAATTACTTGGCCGGCGGCCACACGATCGCGATAACGGCGTCCGCCAACGGCAACGCCTCCATGCGGTCCACGGACAGGCCGGACGCGACGCCGGGCGTGGAGTACGTGGCCTACTGCTACCTCAACCCTCCGACCAGCGGCTCGGTCACGTGGGTGGAGCTGCGTTTCTACGACTCAGGCGGCTCCCAGATTCAGGCCACCCGGTCGACGCTCGCCGCACCCGGGACCGGTTGGTACCGGGAGTACGCCTCCGCGGTCGCCCCAGCGCTCACCGCGTCCTGTTCGATCGCCGCTGGCATCGACACGGCCACCACCGGTCAGGTGTTGCGGGTCGACAACGCCGTCGTCACCACCGCCCCGGTGCTCCGGGCGGGCAGCATCCTGCCCTATGCCGACGCGTCGTTCGAGCAAGGCGTCGCCGGCTGGACCGTCGTCTCGGGCGTCGCCACGATCACCCGCTCCACCCCGTGGGGGACCGTCGCGTTCGACGGCGCCTACGCAGGCACGATCACCTCCAGTACTGCCACCACCAGCGTCATCCGCAGCGCCAAATTCCCCCTGCCTACCGGCTCGGGTGGTCTCGAATTCCGCACCGAGGTCTACAGCAACGTCACAGCGGGCGGCTTCACTCTCATTCGGGGGGTGCGCTGGTACAACGCCGCAAACACCGACCTCGGTCTCACCTCATCAGCCTCGGCCGCGATCCCCACCCCCAACTGGTGGCTCCTGGGCAACACTCACACGGCCCCAGCGACCGCGACCCAGGCGGCTATCGAGTACTCCGTCACCGCCACCTCACCGTCGTCGGTATGGCGCATCGACCGGCTCGCCATGTGGCAGTCGGTGCCCATCACCGAGGTCGAGGGCCACGACGACACCGCATCGATCACCCTGACCCTGCGCGAGCTCACGATCGGCGAGCTGATCACCGTGTACCGGGTGACACCGGACGGAAACCGCACCCTCGTCCGCGGCAGCACCGGCCTGCTCAACCAGACGACCATCACGAGCGACCAGATGGTCATCGAGGACTACGAAGCGCCCCTCGGTGTGGCCGTCTCGTACTACATCGAGCTGCGCGCCACCGCCTCGGCCACCCCCGGCTACCGATCCACCGACACGGTCACCCTCACCCCCGGCGACATCAACCTCTGCTGGATCAAGAACCCCGGCCAGCCCCAACGGAACGCCCAGTTCATCGTGAAGGCTCCACCCGCCTGGAAGCGGTCGATCAGCCAGGCCGCCTACCGGGTGCGCGGGCGCCGCCACCCCGTCGTGCTTTCCGATGTGCGCGGCGGCCTCGAGGGAGACCTCGTCGTCTGGACACGCTCAGACGAGGAGGCATCAGCACTCCACTGGCTCCTCGACTCCGGCGACGTCCTGCTGTGGCAGATCATCCCCGGCGTGCACGAGACGGACCGCTACGTGACTGTCGGCGAGGTTGGCCTGCCGCGGACTGTGCCGCGCGCCGACGACGAGTGGCGGGAGTGGACGTTGCCGCTCACCGAGGTCGACATGCCCGTCACCGTCGGCGTCGCCGGTTCCGCCGGCCGCACCTGGCAGGACGTCCTCACCGGCTTCGCGACGTGGCAGGACGTCCTCGACGCTTACGCCACCTGGGAAGACGTGCTATTCGACCGGCGGATCGGAGGCTGAGATGTACTCGGTCTCCGCGCGCTTCCTGGCCGCGCTCGCCGAGTCCGGCCCGCTGGCCACCGAGGTCGTCCTCTTCCGGACCGACGGCCGGGTCGAGCGGCTCGACCACACGGGTGGGTCCGTCACGGTCGACCGCGGGCAGGCCGTCCGCCGCACCTGCTCCGTGACTCTTGCCGACACCGCCCTGATCCCGCGCACCCCGACCGACAGGCTGAGCGTGTACGGCGCGACGCTGCGGATCAGCCGCGGCGTCCAGTACTCCGACGGGTCCACCGAGCTCGTGCCGCTCGGCGTCTTCCGGGTCGACTCCGTGGCCGGCGACGTCGACGAGGGGCCCGTCACCGTCAGCGGAAAGAGCCTCGAAGCGGTGGTCGCCGACGACAAGTTCACCGCCCCGTACAAGGCCACCGGCACCGCGGTCGCCGCGGTGACCACACTGATCCAGACCAGCATCCCCGCCGCCTCAGTGATCAATCGGGCCACGGACGCCGCCATCGGCCCCCGTACCTGGGATGTCGAAGGCGACCGGTGGGCCGCCGTCGCCGAGGTTGCTGCGGCGATAGGCGCCGAGGTGTACGCGGACGCCGACGGGGTCTTCGTCATCGCTGAGCTCCCCGACCTGCTCACCACCGCCCCCGCCTGGACGATCGCGGCGGGCGAGGGGGGTGCCTACGTCTCCGCCGACCGGGGCATGACCGCCGACAAGGTCTACAACGCGGTACTGGCCCGCGGCGAGAATACCGAGACGAACGTCGCCCCCGTCAGTGCGCTGGTGGTCGACAACGATCCGACGTCGCCGACGTACTGGTCAGGACCCTTCGGCCACCGGCCCACCTTCTACACGTCCAGCACTTTGACCACGACGGGCGCCTGCACGGCCGCCGCCACCCTCAAGCTCCGCGCGGCGGTCGCCCCCAACGCGAGCGCTGACATCAGCTCCCTGCCCAACCCGGCCCTCGAACCGGGCGACGTGATCCGCGTCCTCTACCCGGACGGCACCAAGGAATTGCATCAGGTGCAAAATTTCACCGTCCCCCTTGACGTGGGCGGCGACTTCACCATCGCCACCATCTCCGCCAAGGAGGACGGATGAGCTCCTCCTCCGCGTCTCCGGCCGACCTCGCAGACGCTATCCGCCAGCAAGCTGTCCAGGCGGGGGCAGAGAGCCCGCAGGTGCGTGGGGCTGACTGGCGACAGGCCACCGTCGCCACCGTCAACAGCGACGGGACCGTGGTCACCAGCGACGGAATCACCGCACGCCGCATGGAGAGCTACCAGGCACCAGTCATCGGCGACCGCGTCATCATCTCGCTCAACAGCTCCGGGAACTGGATCACCGCCGGACGCTTGGCAACCGCAACGGACGTCCTCGGGCAGATCCTCTTCGCCCGCAAGACGGCCGACACCGCACGGACCAGCACCACCATAGCGACCGATGACCCGCACCTGTCGGTGCCCGTATCCGCAAGCGCCACTTACACGGTAGACGGGCTGATCGTCTACAACACCCCGCAGGCCGCCGACTTCAAATTCCAGTTCGCGGCCCCGTCAGGGGCCACACAGCTCTGGTCCCCCTGGGCAATCTCCGACGACTCCGACGTCAACGCCGGCGGAACCGTCGGCCGCATCCGCACCGGCACCTCCACCGGAGCCGCCACCCAGCTCGGCGTGCTGGCCACGGCCAACGTCACCTGCCGACCCGTGGGACTGATCCGCACCAACGCCACGGCCGGCACCGTCGTCGTGCAGTGGGCCCAAGGCACATCCAACGCCAGCGCCACCACTGTCATTACCGACTCCTGGATCAAGTTGCAGCGCGTCGCCTAACGAGAGGACCAGCGCCCATGCCCACGACCGATGCCTACGGGCAGGGCGTATCCATCGCCGCCCTCACCGACGCCCCCAACGCCGCCACCTTGTCGCAGAACATTGCCGACGCCATCGTCCAGCGCTCGATCATGCGCTTCGCCTCCGCGTCCGCCCGCGCCGCCACGCTCACCAGCCCCGTGGAGGGGATGGAGACCTGGCTCCAGGACACCAACAGCCTGGAGATCTACGACGGGACGGCCTGGAGGGCAGTGCCCTACGGGACGCAGTGGACGACCTATGCCGTTCAGTGGCAGGCGACCACCACGAACCCATCCCCGGGCAACGGCACCCTCGTCGGCCAGTACATGAAGATCGGCACGACGTGCCACATCTACATCAAGCTCGTGATCGGCACCACCACGAACGTGGGTAGCGGGACCTACCGGTTCACCCTCCCGTTCACCACCGCGACGATCACCAACAGCGACCCGGGCTGCCTCGTCGCCGTCTTTTCCCGCGCGAGCACGCCCAACCACGGAAGCGGCAACAGCCCCCTCGGCGGAGGCTGGACCACCACGGACCAGATCTGGTTCCCCTCCTCCACGCCCGGCGACGAGAACGTCTGGACCAACACCCAGCCCTGGACCCTGGCCGCCACCAATGTCATACGCGTCCACGGCACCTATCAGACCGCCACCTGACCAGCACCAACACCCCTAACCGCGCCCCCGCCGAGGGGCATTTTTCATGCCCTAGGAAGGACGCCCCCGATGGCCGAACCGCTTACCGCTGATCAGTTCCTTGCTGTCCTGCGCGCAGAGGGCGTCAAGGTCGTCGAGGTCGGGGCCTGGCGCACCCACAACCGCAACGCGCGGGGGGCGTGGGGCCCGGTCCACGGGGTGATCATTCACCACACGGTCAGCTCGGGAACCCAGGGGTCCGTCGACCTCTGCTACGACGGCTACAACGAGCTGCCCGGACCGCTCTGCCACGGCGTCATCGACAAGGCCGGCACCGTCCACCTCGTCGGCTACGGGCGCACCAACCATGCCGGTGGCGGCGACCCGGTGGTGCTGGAGCACGTCATCGCCGAGGACTACGGCGACCGCCCACCCGCTCCCACCAAGGGCAACTCGGACGGCATCGACGGTAACGCCCGCTTCTACGGGTTCGAGTGCATCAACCTCGGCGACGGCAAGGATCCCTGGCCAGCCGCCCAGCTGGACGCCATCGAGCGGGTTTCCGCCGCGCTCTGCCGTGCACACGGCTGGTCGGCGAAGAGCACCATCGGCCACCTGGAGTGGTCCGACGACAAAACCGACCCCCGCGGATTCACCATGTCGGCCATGCGCACCCGCATCACCGGCCGCCTCAGCGACCAGAGCGACCCGGACCCGACCACCCCGCAGGAGAGCAGCGTGCCGTACACCCTCGGCGAGTACAGCGGCACGGCCGTCGTCCTGCCACCCAACACTTGGACGACGCTGACCATCGGCGCCGACGCCGACCTCATCGTCGGCGCCCAGGCGTACACGGCCACGGTCTACGCCACCCTCACCGCCCCCGAAGGCGGCGTGCTGCAGGGCCGCTTCTACCACCGCCGCAAGGACGGAAGCCGATGGGACGCCGCGATCGTCGAACGCACCGTCACTTCCGGATCCTCATTCGTCGACTTCTCACACAGTGGATCGATCAGCGACGGCGAGACCGTGCGATTCGAGATCACCTACGGGCCTGCCGACACCACCGACACCAAGCCCGCCACCATCACCACCGCCCGCGCCCGCGGCCTCTACTGGAAGTAGGCACCCATGCAAGCTCACCTCGATAAGGCGTACTGGCTCGGGCTCGCGATCAGCGTCGCCCTGCCAGTCCTCGTCGGCCTGGTCACCACCCGTGTCACGCACGCCGGCGCCAAGGCGACCCTCCTCCTGGCGCTCACCGCCGTCAACGGGTTCCTCGTCGAACTCTCCACTGCTGGCGACGGGTACAGCATCGGTTCGGCCATCATCCTCTGGGGCATCAGCTTCGCCACCGCTGTCCTGACGCACTTCGGGCTGTGGAAGCCGACCGGAGTCTCCGGCAAGGCTCAGGACTCGCTGGTCACCCCGAAGTCCAGCCCAATCTCGGGCGTCTGAATGCGGCGGGCGGTCCGACGGCTGGGGCGCATGCTGGGCCGCCGCGGAGCCATCCTCATCGCCTACGGGGTCGTCTGGTCGCTGTATGGCTTCGGTCAACTCGCTGCCCCTCAGCCTGACCAGCGGGGACTGACCGTGCTGCTGCACATCTGGCCGATGCCCGTATGGGCGTGGGCCTGGATCACGGCCGGAGCCACCGCGATCACCGCAGCGTGGCTGCCGCAAGGCCGGGACTGGTGGGGATTCCTCGCACTCGTCGTGATCGTCATCCCCTGGACGCTCGCCTACCTCGTCAGCTGGTGGCCCCTCGGCACCTTCCCCCGCGGCTGGATCGCAGCTGCGGTCTGGGCGGCCATCGCCGTACCGATCATCGTGACTGCTGGGTGGGCCGAGCCGCTGCGCCCCAAGAAGGGCGGGGGGCTATGAGCCCAGAGACGATCACCTCGATAGGGGTGTCCCTGGCCACAGCCCTCTGCGGAGTCTGGGCAGCACGCGCCGCACGACGCAGCCCACGACAAGAAAGACGCGACGACTTCGTCGCCGTGTCCGAACAGCAAGGCAAGGCCATTCAGCGCCTCGAGGGCCGCATCGAGCGACAGGAAACCGAGGCTGAGCGGCAGCGCGACCGGATCGCCGCGCAGGACATCACCATCGGCTACCTCCACACCTGGGTCGGCCTCCTCGTCGGCCACATCCGAGGCCTCGGCCAAGAACCACCACGCGCGCCCCAGCCGGTGCCCAGCGAGGTTCGTGACCTGCTGCGCGATATCGGCGCGTAAGAGAGGAGAGGGAGGGGCCATGCCGGACCAGCTCGTTCCAGTGCCCGCCCGGCCACGCACCCCGCCGGGCGCCGACCTGGGCACCCTCGAAGACCTTGGCTGGGCCGAACCCCCGCCGGAACCATCGCCTGAACCGCCGGCCCCGCCGCTCGACGGCTACGACACCACGACGTGAGGGAACCCCCGCTACCTGCCGAGCGCAGGAGGCGGGGGCTCTTCTTGTTTGCAGGCTCGGGCCCGGCAGGCTTAACCACCGGGGACGGTGCCGGTGCGGGCGGTCAGCCCGGCATCCGCTTTACATGCGCCGCACGGTCGGACAGTGGGCTCGGCGAGAGCGATCTCGGCCTCGCGGCGGGACAACCGGGCGCCCTTCGCTAGGTGGCAGCTAGAGCGGTGGAGCCAGTTGAGCGGCCGGTCCTTGGCGCCGGGGATGTGCTGCAGGATCCACGTCTCCGACGTCGCCGGCTCGGCCTTGGTGCGCTGCTCATGCTCGGCGATGGCCGCCCGGACCCGCTGGAGCTGCATGTCCAGGTACGTCTCCACGGTGCGGAGGCGGGGCAGATCCGGAGGCAAGTCGTTCATATGTTCGAGTGTAGTCGTCGTGTCGAGCTACCCGGTGCGCCGCTTCGACGTCGTCTTCTTCGCGGCCTTCTTCTTAGGTGCGCTCTTCGCCGTCTTCTTCGCAGCCGCCTTGCGAGGAGCCGACGCGGGCCCGGAGGCGTCGCCGGCGTCGGCCCGGTCGATCGACGCCTGGAGCGCGGCCATTAGATCGACGACATTCGAGGGCGCCGCAGCCGTCTCCCGCTTAGGCATCGGCTTGTCCTCGATCTTCGACTGGATGAGCTCCCGGAGAGCCGCCTGGTACTCGTCGCCCAGAGCCTCCAGGTCGAAGTCCTTCGACATCCGCTCCATGAGCCCAGCCGCCATTTTGATCTCCTGCGGCCGGACACTCACCGAGGACGGGGGAGCCAGTCCGGCGGGATCCCGCACCTCGTCCGGCCAGAACATGGTGTGCAGGGTGATCAGGTCGCCATGGACCCGCAGCAGGGCAAGACTCTCCTTCGACCGCAAAGCGATCTTCGTGACGGCGACGCGCTCGGTCTGCTTCAACGTCTCCCGCAACAGGATGTACGGCTTGTTCGCGGCCGAGGTCTCCGGGGACAGGACGTAGGCGCGATCAAGCTGCAGCGGGTCGATCTCGTCGGCGTCGACGAAAGCCAGCACGTCGATGAGCCGCTTACTGGGGAGGGGCAGCTCCTCCATGTCCGCGTCCGTCAGGACCGTCCGCTTCTTACCGCGCTCGACGCCCTTGGCCACATGCTCATACGGGACGACCTCCCCGCACACCTCGCACGTCCGCTGATTCCTGACCCGGCCCCCGTCGGCGTCATGGACCTGGTGGAGCCGAACGTCGTGCTCCTCGGTAGCCGACGCCAGGACCACGGGAACGGACACCAACCCGAACCCGATCGCGCCTTTCCACATCGTCCGCGGCATGCTCCCAGCCTCCGGCGAGACGACGGTCGGCGCAGCCGGAGGGCGCCCAACAGGGTCCAGGCCACCCCAGCACTGTCAGTGCCCACAGGCACCGTGGACCGTATCCAGTGCTGGCTGCACTCCGAGCCGCCCTACCCCGTGATGCAGGGGGGGCTTCTATCTATCCGAGGTTCCGCGCGGCCTTCTTCAGCTCCCGCTCGACGACCTCGTGACCGTGCTCCGCCCCCAGGGGTGCTGCGGCAACCGCCTTCGCTGCGACCGCGGCGCGCCAGACGGCTAGCTGGGCGTCCCATGCCCCGTGCTGTTCCTCGGTCCAGTCGCTCGTGGGCCGCCCGTACTCGGCCGTGAGCTCCTCCAGCCGGGCATGCTCCGCGTCCGCGGCGCGCTGGAGAGCGATCAGATCGTCCGGGAGGCTCAAGGCGTCGGGCATGTGATCGATTTTAGGTCAGGCGAAGATCAAATCACGCCGCCATGCCGATGTCCTGTGACAGTGGACCGTGAGTGTGTGCCATCGAAGCGTGAGCGGTGTATGTGCTGGTCGCGGTTGGGTCGTCGGGTGGCCCTCAATTCTGCGATTCCTGTGGCGGTGCTGCTGCGTGATGACCATGCTGGTCAGCTATGGGTAATGAGCCGCCACCGGAGAGACCCTCGTCGTCGCGGGCGACGGGGCTCGGTCGCTGGGTTGGCGCCACTGGCGTCACTCTGCTTGTCGGAGCCGCGATCTGGTTTGCGGGGGACATCAGCCAGGGCTCGGCGGAGGCAGGTGAGGGGGCCGAGAGGCTGGGTGCAGTCTTTGCACTTTTAACTGCTGTTGTAACTCCTGCAGCCGCTTTCGCCGCATGGGTCCGACAGCGCCAGGCCGACCGAGCCATCGATGCCGGTCGTGAGCGTGTTCGCGAGGCCGAGCGCGGAGTGGAAGGTGCTCTGGCTGCTCGCTCCGGACCGGCAATCGCGGGGACTCGGAAAGAGGCGGAGGCGCAACACGATCGCCGGGATCTGGCACTGGCACGGTTGTGGTCACTGACTCATCGCCGACTGGACCTGTACCACGAGATTGCCACGAACCAGGCGCGGCGATCGTTCGTGAGCGCGCAGATCTCTATGGGGGTCGGCTTTGCTCTGTTGGTGCTGTTCGTCGTCCTGGCGTTGAACGTGAGCAGCACGACCGGCGTGATCGTGACGGGCGGACTCGGGGCGGTCTCGGCAGCGCTGGCCGGGTTCATCAGCAAGACATTCGTGAAGTCCCAGCAGTCTGCGGCTGACCACCTCAAGGCCTACTTTGATCAACCGCTGGAGTTCTCACGCTACCTGGCGGCAGAGCGGTTGCTAGCCGATACGGGCCTGTCCGATGAGAAGCGGGCCGAGGTTGTCGCGGTGTTGGTCCAGTTGATCGCGGCGGGGCCCGGGGCTAACGCTGCCTTGGATGTGAACGGGCTGGCACAGCAGATACAAGACCTGCTGCCAGGTCAGCCGTAGGCATGGTGTGCCGCCCGGCCCCCTCGAGCGAGCCAGCGCAATCAGACTTCGATGGCACGCGCTCAAGGACCGCTGCCACACGATAGCCGACAGGGTCCCGCTGGAGACCGCTACAGCCGGCCAACCCTGGGAGCAGGATTCTCAACCTCGCAAGGGATCACCCATTGGTCGGACCCCCCGCGCCTGCAGGTGATGAGCAAGCAGAGGGGCGTGCCCCTCCATCGGCTTCTCCACCGCTCCTGGGCGTCACCGCCCTCCTGCCAGAGCGGCGCTCGGGTCATTTCGATGCTGAACGGACGCCCGCGGCCAACCCGCATCGATACTGGTTGCACCCGGCTGCCATGGGCGTCGGTGCCGTCCGCCCCATGCGTGAACCGGTACGGCCCCCACACCTGGGCGTCGATGTCCTCCTGGGTCGGTGGCCCGGGGAGCGTGCTGGTGCGGTCGGCATCGTCGCTGCTGACGATCGCGATGTTGACCTCGTCAAGGTGGCCGAGAGGGAGCGGGCCGATCAGTTGGACGTCCAGCGTCGACCGGTCCCCCTCGGCGCGCTCGATCGTGATACTGAACTGCGGAGTGAGATCGGCATGCCACCGCTCACGCTCGATAGACGCAACGACGTTGGCCGTCGCGTTGGCACGCCGCGCCGCCACCCATGCGCCGACCGCGGCAACGGCGCTCAGGCCAGCGGCCGATGTGCTGGCCACCTCGGGCCACGGGAAGTTCATGGGCGTGAACGATAGCGCGCCTCAACTGCTGTTCATCAACCGATCGGTTAATGAACAACATCGACTAGGCGGCTGTGCACGGGTATAGGGCCCTATCTGGTGTCCAAGAAGGGTGTTCATAAACTCTTGGTGTTCAACAACGGTCAACTACCCTTTTCTGTACGCTGGTTGATATGACGACCGCCGCCCAATGGGCAGCCGACGGCGACGACACCCTCGCCGCGTTCCCCGCCAACCTCACCGGAGTCCTCGTCGGCTATGCCCGCGTCTCCACCAAAGGCCAAAACCTCGACCGTCAGATCGCCGCGCTCACCACATGCGGATGCGCGAAGATCTTCGCCGACAAGAAGTCCGGCAAGAACGCCGAGCGCGAAGAACTATGGAAGGCCCTCGACTACGCCAGGCCCGGCGACACCCTCACCGTGCCCTCCCTCGACCGCCTCGGCCGCTCCATCCAAGACCTGATCTCCATCGTCGCCGGACTCCGCAAACGAGGCATCGGATTCCGCTCCCTGCACGAAGCCCTCGACACCACCACCCCCGGCGGCCGGCTCGTCTTCCACGTCTTCGCCGCCCTCGCCGAGTTCATCCGCGAACTCATCGTCCAGGGCACCCACGAGGGGCTGGCCGCTGCACGGGCCCGCGGCGAGCGCATCGGTCGACCGCCAGCCATGACCGAAGAGCAGATCCTGCACGCCCGTTCCATGCTCGCCAACCGCGAAGCATCGATCAGCTCAATCGCGAAGCTGCTCGGCATCTCCCGCACCACGCTGTACAAGTACGTGCCCGAGCTCAAGGCCGGCCATCGGCCGAGCATCGGAGCGCAAGAGGTACCTCGACTCGATGAGCGCGCATCCCGCACCCCCTTGTGCGACGAAGCCGCCAGTCAGTAG